CCCGCCAGGTCCACAGTGTTTCAATCCACGCATCCTTTGTTAGAGGATGCGACTGGTGATCTCATCCGGGGTGTCATGCGGGCAGTAACGTTTCAATCCACGCATCCTTTGTTAGAGGATGCGACTTTCCGTTGGCTTGAGCCCGCTGGACGCCTGCACGTACTCTCTGTTTCAATCCACGCATCCTTTGTTAGAGGATGCGACAGTGCCCCTCGCAAACCGTTGTGGGACGCAGCTTTCCCGCCCCCTTTGCGAGCGGTCCTTCCCAACCGTCACTTTTCAAGCCGTTTGGTTCGGTTATCAAAGAACGGCTGCGGTATAACGACCCCAGATCACGGGGTTTTCTGGGTTGCGAGCGACTCCGGGGTTTTCGTCGCCACGGAACCGCTCGCAAAGGGCCTTACTGGATGGCCCGGAACTCGACACCTTCCGGGAGCTTGGACTCGTCCACGGTGACAGTGTAGTCGTCGAAGGACATCGGGGCCTCTACCCCGTCCTTTTTGACCACAGTCACGATGCGTCCGTTGTCCAGCAGCTTATGGGCCGGGGCGCACCCGAGCTTGGCCTGCTGTGCCCGCTCTTCGGGGTCGTCCGCCGTCCCGACGTGCTTGAAGATGTAGATGCCCCGACAGGTCATCAAACCCTTGCTGGAGGTCCGATCATGGTCGTACATGTTTTCCAGACCCTCGATCATCAGGGCCAGATCCTCCGCCGAGAAGCCCGTCTGTTCCGCCACGAAAGCGCTCACCGTGATGTTGGCAGCGAAGAGACCGTAGGGGATGATCGCCTTGGTTCCCATCGTGCGGAGAGCCGCCGCCTCGGCCCCGTCCTCATACTCCTGCCACTGGGCGGAGGAGAAACCCTGATCCTTGGGGGTCTTGACCTTCTTGGGATCAGGGGAGCCCTTGGTGTCGGTCATGCGGGTGATGGTGATCTCCTGGATGGATACCGGATCGAGGGACCGGGCACTCACCACCTGGACGGGTCCACGAATCTGGCCCGCCTTGGCACCTGTGTTGAGAACACCGCCGAAGGTGCGGACATCCCAATAGTCCTGGCACATCCGGTCACCCGCCGCCCGCTCCTCCTGCTTGGTAGCCTTCGCCGGGACGGTCCCGTGGGAGTCCTCGTGGGCCTTGGCGATGAGCCTGTTGGTACAGGTGTTCATCATCAGCAAAATCTGGTACGGGGTCTTGCCTGCCTTGCGGAGACTCACGTAGTTGCGGAGACGCCGCTTGATGGCGACGTCGGTGACGAACCCGTGTCCCGTGTCCGGGATGGTCCGGGGCAGGTTGCCGAAGTCGGGGTCACCGTTGGGATTCCCCATCAGACAATCGAACAGGAACAAGATCTCGAACCTGTATCCGATTGCCGCCGTCCCACTCTTCAGCCACATCAAAAGATCCTTCATGATACTTCTCCTCACTTTATGCCTAATCCAACTCTAAGGCCCACCTTAGGCCATTAGAGACTATGCCTTAATCGGGGGTGTCCCTGCGGGCTTGTCCTGCTTCTTCCAGGACGAGCGCTGGTGGAGCAACCCCATGGCAAACAAAGCTTGATCCTCGATGCCGAGGCGGGTCGGAAGGTCTGTGGGCAGGCGGTCGACGATCTCCTGCCGTTTGTGATCCGCCCATCCCTTTCCCTGTCGGACGAGCTTGTTGACGTGCTTCTCGGAACGGAGCAGTAACCGGGCCAGCGCACGGGCCGGGTTCTGCATCGTTGCGGACGAGAACTGAGCAGCCAGGGCCATCGGGGGGTTCCTCCCACCGATGGCGAGGCTCTGGAGTTCGGACAGGACGGACAACAACCGCCCACACTGGTACGCCACACTCGGGTGGTCCTTGTTCAATCCTGCTTCACACATGGTGTTCCCTCTCCTGTTGATGAAGGTTTTGAGGATTCCCGGCAATGCCGGAGCGATCCCCATGTTGGTTGACGGTTTGATGGACAGGTGCAACTGTGACCGGAACTGCACCAGGGCCTTTTTGACAATGCTCATTGGGACCGACTGGCCCCGCAGGGCTACCTGAACGAGCATCTCACGCTCCAGTTCGGAAGCTTTGCCCCTTGGGCCGTTGACAGCGGAAAGGATCTGCCAGAGTGCAGAAAGGCGGGCGATCCCCGTGTCATTGCGGTTGTTGCTGATGGTCATATCCTGATACCATCGATAGATGTTCTTGAACAGGACGGACAGGGGTCCAGTCTCCCAGTGCCGGACAGCCAACCGGGGACCGTTGCTAGAAACGATGCCCAAGGTGCAGTCCATGTCTAGGACACCTCCCGGTCCGGTGCCCGTGTCCAGGTATTCCTTCACCTTCCGGGTGGCACCCCGGAGTTCCCCATCCGTCAATCCCGAGTTCAAGAGGTCGGACATAACGTCGGACAGGATCTGGGTCCACTCGCCCCCTTCAAGAACCGGCCCTTGGCCCGCCAGCAGTCCAGCCTTCCCCGTAAGGGTTTCTCCCCTGGAACAAGCCCACACAAGGATTCGAAGATCCCCAAAGGCCGTCCCGGCGTTTTGGGCGGCATGAACCAGAGCCTGGGTCATTGTGCTCGCCGTCTGGTCTGACATCGGAGCAACGAGGCCAGACTCCTGGCCATAGTGGTGACTGGAGGTCTGCTTGGCGGCAACCAGCTTCGTCTTCGTTGTGCCGAAGGCAATGCCGTCAGGATGGATGCGGCAGGGGTTCGTGATCTCGTCCCCGGTGACGACGCAGCGGAACGTCTTATCGCTGGTCTTCTTCTTTTTGTCCGCTCCTGAAAGGTAGGTCGCCCACCACTCCCGCCATTCCTTCTTGTCCTGGAACGGGATGCCGAGTTTCTTCCCCTCGGTCTGGAAGATCACAGCCCGCTTGAGGTCTGCCTCCATCTTCGTCAGAGCCTGAACCACAAGGGCGACCTGCTCGTCGTCCTCCAGGAAGGTCTGGATGGGGGTCAGGTACTTCCGAGTGCAGGGAACCTCCTTGATGACCGTTCTGATCTGCTCCAGGAAGAGGCCCCTCTTCACCTCGTTCTTGGTGTTGTCGTGCGGTTCGGCCACGAGGAGAGGGAACACCTGGGGGACATACCCGATGAAGAAGTGAGTCTTGGGGGGCGTGGCCCTGAGCAAATTGGAGGGCACCCGAGGTGTCAGGATCGGGGAGGCCGTCTTGGTGTCCCTGAGGTGACAGTCCTGGTACTTCCCGTCCGGGGTCAGGCACACTACGGTTTCCACGACGGTCAGGTACTCGTACCCCACCGGAGCCTGCTGGGGCATATAGTGTGCGGCATAGTTGAGGAGGCTCTGTCCGATACCACTCATGCTGCACCCCCTGGCCGGAACACGGCGGCACTATCAGTGAACTCCGGGTAGGCCACGGCCCCATCCTTGATCTGTGCGTGGAACACGCTGACCGAAGGATCTCCATCGGGCACCAGCAGATTGAAGGTGTCGTAGACCATCACCCCCACGTCCACCTGAAGGTCTGCGAGTCCCTGTGATGGATCATGCTCATCCACCGGGACAAGCTGGAAGTTGGCCATAAACTCCTTGCAACCTAAGAAGGGCTGGTGGAAACATTGGCCCCTCTCCGCCCGACGACGGAATTGGGCGTCGATGGCGTTGGTGTTCCCATCAGGATTCCGGCAGACCGCCCGTGCGAAGATGCGGTACCGGGGGTCCAGGAGAGTCCTGGTGTGCTTTTGGGTCCGGTGCTTCTGGGTTGTAAGATCAACCTGAAGAGTGCGGCGGGTGACCTTGTCTTTCATCTCGTTCCGCATGATCCCCATGTACCGGATCGGGTTCACAACCTCTACCCCGACGATCTGCCAGTAGAAGTTGGCGGACCTTTTCCAGTAGATAGCGTCGAAGATCCCCCGACAGGCTGAGTGGGTTGGGATGGGGTAGGTGGTCCGCTCCGTCACCTCTGGGCGGGAGAAGCAGGCATTGTCCCCCCACACTTCCAACCCGTGCAGCATACCTTTTTTCATCTGTCCCTCCGTCTGTTTATCCAGCCGAGTTTCTTCGGCGGCACTTCTTACTACTCAATGAAGTCGCAAAAGGAACCCCTGTCCGCAGACTTTTTCATTGCACCAGCCCAAGTTCCGGGTGGTAGGCTCTTGGGTCAGTGCAGATGTACCAGCCCGTTTCGGTGATGGAGCCGTCCTTCCTTTTCAGCGTGACGGGGTCAAGGCTGAGCCAGAGGGGGTGATCCTTCTTCAGTGACAGAACAGAGACCGATAGCAGGGCCGCTCGGTTCATCCACATCCGGAAGCTTTTCCGGGTGGGCCGCTCCTTGTTGAGTTTCCTGTACTGCTCCCCACACCCTCCTTCCAGGTAGGGAACGACGACCTGGACCCCTTTGTCGGGAATGACCCGGTAGCGTCGACTGACCTTCTCGAAGGAACCCTCCTGGTACGCCTCGATGATCTTTTTGGTGGCCGGGTGATCTAGCCCTGCTTCCCGATAGAGGGCCTCATAGTACTGGGTCAAGATTTCCGGGTTCGTCGGGTCGAGACGTTGTCCGTAGCGCCGGAGGAACCGCTCCGTGATCCGGGCAGCAGCCTGGAACCACTCGTCATGCGGGAACATGTCCTTGTATTCAACGTCCGGGCGGAAAACGAAGATGTCCCCTAGTACCCGCAAGCCCTCCCGGTTTACCCGCCCAGCGGTTTGTGCCGTCCCATCCAACGGTCCCATGGCCGGGAAGCCCCTGTTGAAGTCGAAGTCCGTCCCTGAGTTCACACAAGGAGTAGCTGCCAGAACGAAGTAGTCCCCAACGGTCTTCAACCGACGAACCACCTCTTTGAGTAGCCCCTTCCGGTGGGCTGGACACAGGTTGGAAGTCAAATAGATAGCTCGATCCGCCCCCCACCGTGTCTGTATTTCCCTCCAGGCCGCTTCCGCATGGTCCTTCCTGTTGAGAAGCACGAGGTTTGACATCCTTTCCGAACACACCCGGTCAGCCAACTGCGCCCAGGTCCACCTCTCGTCGTCGTTGTGCGGCCAGTGAAACTTGTTGCGGACCATCGCCTTGGCCGAGGCTACGGGGGCGGAGGCAATCTCCTCGTAGGGCTGGAGCGGTTCCCCCACGAGTGTTTCTACCTGAGGCAGGATGCTCTGGAAGGCAGGCTGGGTGGCCGTGGCAGACACCACCGTGACCTGATACTGACGGCTGAGTCGGTCGAGCATTGCTATTGTGGGGAGCATAAGGTGGCTGGGCAAAGACTGGCCCTCATCAAAAATGATCACGCAGTCCTGGATGTTGTGGAGTTTCCGGCATCTCCCTGGCCGATTGGAAAACAAGGACTCCAATAGTTGAACGTTCGTGGTGAGGATGATTGGTGCATCCCAGTTTTCAGTGAGCCCTCGTCGGTCAATCTCATTTGATCTACCATCCTGTTGGAGATCCTCCTCTTCGACCCACTGCGTGGCGTCCGTGTGATGCTCCAACACAAAGTGGGGACCGAAGGCCCGGTCCTTGAAAAGCTCCTTCAGGGTTTTCGCCGTCTGTTGAATGATGCTTTTGTAGGGTACAGCGATGATCACCCGTTTAAGTTGGTGGGCCTGACAGTGCGCCAGGGCGAACGAGACCAGCGCTAGAGTTTTGCCTACACCGGTGGGGGCTGTACAGGTCAAAATGCGTCCTGGAGGCCCCTGGGCGGCTCTGAGGCAGTCCTGTCGTAGACGGTCCCGTTCCTGTTGCACCACAGGGGAAGCACCATCGCTGCGTTTGCTCTTGGCACTGAGGCCGTCGATGTATTTGTTCAAAACGTCAAGGGCGAGACCGGCGTCCAACGGGGGGTTGGGACAGGTGCGCCCTGGTTTGAAGTGCTCGGCGGTGTCCAGGAAGTCGGCGTCAACGAGCGCAGAAAAGGCCATTCGGACATCCAAGCCCTTGGCAATGGACAACTGCCAGCCTTTCACCAGTTCAGAAAAAGAAAAGAAGGTCTCATCATCATTTATATTGATTTCAGGAAGCTCGATGCCATCCTCACGTAGGGGAACCAACAAGTCTTTCGCTGGCCCCGGATAGACATGGAAGACACCGGGGTTAGGATGAGTCCCGCTACCCATCGGCTGTGCAGAGGGGCGTAGGACACACCCCAAATAGACGCGTGAGAAATCCGGCAGACCCCTATGGTGTCCGGCGATCAACAGGGAAGCGAGGAGGGATCCTCGGTCGTAAGCAACCCAGGCTCCAGGTGAGGAATGATCCAGCACCCCTCGGGCTACCCCGTTCAGTACATCAGGGAACAGGGGACTGTATTTGCCGATGTCATGCCCCCGGCTGGCGAAAGAAACCTCTCTGACGTGCTGGGGTGGGAAGTGGGTGCCCAGGAAACGGAGAGTCAGCGCTTCAACCCCCAACAGATGTTCCACCATCGTTTGGACCTTGCCGGTTACTTTGCTGGCGCTGTGGGCTATTCGGTTCCAGTTGGGCATCTGTCCCCCCCTATACACACAGCTACTCGGGGAAGACCGGCGATGATCAATTGGGGGACTGGGATCTCGTCAGATGTGTCGAGTTAGTCCGTGGTGGGTACTGGCGGCAGGACCGGAAGGTGGACAACATAGACGTCCAGATGGGTCACGACGATGTAGGAGGGATCCTTCCTCGCCCTGTCCAAATCCTTCATCAGGGCCTCCAACTCGTCAGCGTCGGCTCCCTCCGCAGTAACCAGGGGGACCATCCCCTCCTGCTGTTCTACAGTCTGTAGGGTGACGTCGAAGTTGGTGACCACGATGTAGTCAGGATCCTGCGAGGCTTTGGCGACCTCGTCCCGGAACGCCTGAACCTGTTCCGGCGTGTGGTCTGTTGCTGTGAGAATGTGAATATCCGGCATGGTCTTCCTCCTGTGTTTCTCTACCGTACCGAGCAAAAGGGATCATCTCGGAACCTCTCTGAGTAGACAGTGTGTACCGACCGGCTAGAACAGCGGTCTGATAAACCGAAGATGTAGGTAGCCAGTCCTACTACAAGGTCGTAGCTCGTGTTCGAGCGTGGCTCTGATAAAGCCAAGGTGTGGTTCAATTCCACCGACTGAGTGGTAGTTTAATAAGCTGGTCGGTACACACGACGGAGGTTCTCAATGACCGACAAATCGACCGTAACCGGACGTCTACTGGTTTTCAGGGAAAAGCACGGGGACCTGTACTATGATGCCACTACGGACGAGATGGCTCAGGCTGCAATGATCCAGGTGGTGAACAGGCGGTTCGCTGATGGACACTGGTACCGTTCCTTAAAACCTGCTGGAATGTAACAGGCATCAAGTTTGAAGCTGTGCCGCTGCCAAATGACTCTGATCCAACGGTAGTAAGCCTCTGGCCCAACGGTAAGGGCTCGAATGACGGTTGCTCCTTCCGCCCGAATCCCAAGGAACTGGTCCGTTTAACACGGAATCGCTCTCTTAGCACTCGTTTTACACCTCTTGGATGATCGCCAGCTTTGATGTGTTCGTCTTCAGAACGTCTGAGCACACCAGAACTTCCCACCCAATCAGCGTGAGCCTTCCTACCGCACGAGCGGCAATGGAACCTTATTGAACTTCGGTTGCCTCGATGAATGTAACCGCAGGAGGGGCACTCCTGCGACGTATAAGCCGGGTTCACCTTCTCTGTTGGGGCTTTTCTCTCCAAGTTGGTCTGTAACGCCCTGTAAGCAAACCGCTTTTGGCCTCGGCAACCTCGAAGGTCGAGATCCTCGACCACGAACACTGTCTCAGGATGGCGGACGATAAGGGTGTTTACTACACGACCCGTTTCTGTCTTGATCAACCCACTCAGCTTGCTTTCAAGGTGATCCAACTTTGGGCTGTTGTCCTTCAGGTCCTGTCGTTGGCGGTTTGCTCGGAGATTTCTGACACGAGCGTAGAGCTTGTCGAACTTAGGTTTGACGTGTTCACCATAGGTCACGCCATCTGAAGTAGCTGCAAGCACGTTCAAGCCCACATCCACACCCAACTTAGGCCAATCTTCCTGTGCTTCAGGAATGGTCCACTCAGCCTTGCTAACTGCCTCAAAGCGCCAGAACCCCTTCTTGGTTTTACGGGCTGATATCCCCTTGTTAACCTGATCAGCCTGCTGGATGTAAGGATTCCCAACAAGAGGCAACCAGACGGATTTCCGAGCTTCCAACGAGGACACCCTCAGCCAAAAACCCCCCAAAGGAGCTTTAGTTGTGTCTTCCAATCGAGCCGTCATTTCTGACAACCTCATGGGTAGGTTGTCCCTTACGATAGGCTTGTTGCCTCCGTAGGTGTCCAACAGGGTGTGATAAGCATCGAGATGGTCTTGGGTGATGAACTCCCATGGCTTGCTGATGGACTTCAACCCGATGACACAGAGTGCTTTGGCGTCCTGATCGGTGAGGGTACCGTCATGCTTGAGATTGGTGATAGTCGGCTTTAATTTACGAGCGTAAGTAGCTTTGGCCCAAGCACTTACGATTTGAATTGCATGGTCTCGTGCGATCTTTTCGATTTGAGACGTAAGATCAGTAGCCCGTGGGAAGAACGTTTGTTTGGCGGCTTTCGGGAGGTTGAGGGTTTGCTGGTTGAGCATCGTCTGTACGCAGATACGGACGTACTTGACATATGCTTTGTGCAGGGCTTCCAACTTATCGATCTTAGATCGGTTGGTGTCCTTGTGAAGTCGGAAGATGCGACACTTCATTTACTGACCTCTGCTTCTTGTTTCAAGCAGGAATAGTTAGATTTTAGCAACTAAATTGGGTACTGTCAAGGACCCCGACCCAGGGCCAGAGCCTTCGAGCCTTTCCGAGGAGACCCGTTCCGACCTCCAAACACGTTCTCTGGAATTCGCTGTGGACGCCCAGCACAACCCCTACCTAAGAGCACTGCAAAATGACAGGCAGTCCCTCAAGATTTGGGAGACCAGAAGGAAACATTTTGAACTGGCGCAGAAGGCGTCAGAAGGGGACGCTGAGGCTGCTCTGGAGTTGCTCACTACTCGTGGAAGTTACGAGTACGAGGGTTGGGACTATGAGCATGTCCAGTGCGCTGTTCCCTTTCCCTCTGAACCACTCGATGTGGCGCTAACAATAGTGGTGGAAGCTATAAGGTCAGCGGAAAAGCGGGCAATTCGGGCAAAGGCCACAGCAGACAGGGTACAGGAAAAGGATCGACAGGAAAAGGCCCTGAACAGGGCCTTACAAGCAGACAACAAAGCCAAAGTGCTCCGAGGGATCCTGCGGGACATTTGTAGGGCCACGGCTCACGCTCTTCCGGAAAACGAAAAGGACTAGGTGATGGGAAAAACAGGGGACCGGAAAAAGGGGCCAAACCTTCAAAACATCCCTATCAGGACACCTGAGGGAAGGCGTATTCGTGATGCGTTCCGCCGTCCCCTTCCTCATGTGGACTATGCCACTCTTGAACGGCACCTCCTTGAAAGAGGGGTTGTGCCTTCTGACTTTCAGGGATCATCTCCCCGACCCACAGAGTAGACAAGGGTGAGGGGCAAATGACCCCGAAAAAGGAGCACCCAATGGATTTCGACAAGTACATCAACCACAAGCCTTTTCTGACACTCCGACGCAGCCCCAGCATCTTCCGTGCTTACCAGGATGAGTCTTTTCGGCTCAAGACCTTGTTCAAGCAGGACGCCCTGAGGGATGTCGGACTGACGGGACACCCCAAGGCAGACAGAGCGTTTGACGTCGCCTGGGGTGAGGGGCACGCCTTTGGGTTCGACACAGTTCACGGTTGGCTCCGCACCCTGGCGGATCTGCTCCTGGATTAATCCAGGGATCATCTGGGCAACCTGCAGAGTAGTTAAGGTGAGGGGCACTGACGCCCACCAGGAGGATTGACGATGGCCGGGACAATTGTTGAGAGTGTGACCCTGAATTTCACAGATTTGACGGGGGCTAAGACCGGCTGTGTGACCCTCGGCAGTAACAAATTCTGGAAGGGGTGGGTGGAGGATCTCGGAGGGGGGATGGCGAACTTCGAGTGTCGATGGGGTCCGACTGGCAAAGCCGGATCTGACAAGGGCAGCAAACGGGGCATCAGCTTGGGGCAGGCACAGTCGCTGCTTTCCAAAAAGGTGCAGGGGAAGGAACGTAAAGGGTACACCCGGCTGGAAACTCGTTCTGATCAAGAGGAGATGAATAAAGCCGCTGCCAATGGGACGGCTGTGCCCGTCGCTTTAACACCCGCCCCCGTAACTTCTTCCCTTAACCCCGAAGTCGGGCAACTTCTGAGCGTCATCTACAACGAGACGAGTCGGGTAGTTCGGGCTGGTCTTTCCGCTCAGGCCGGGGCAACGGCGGACAACCCCATCGGTAATTTATCAGATAGGCAATTAGACATCGGAGGCTCCATCCTCGATGAGATCGAGACCACCTTAGAACAGGAGTTCGGGCGGGAGAGTTCCCGAAACCGGGAACAGACGCTGCCCCTCGTAAAGGGTGTGCCCCGAGATGGGGTCATTGACCTGACCAACCGTTTCATGTCCAATGTTCCGAGAGAGATCAGACGTGATCAGCGGGGGCAGGACAACCTGCATCTAGTGGTGCTCTCCAGCTATGCTCGGTTGCAGGAACAGCGCAAATTCCTCCAGCTTCTTCGGGATGCCCACCTGACCAAGGAGGTGTTTCAAGCTGCAGCACACACGTCCAGCACAGCGGGCAAAGAACAGATATGGTACGATGGCCTCGGCTGCTCCATTGAAATTTGTGAACCAAGCACCCAGGACTTCCGCAAAGTCGTGGAGATCTTCAACACGGCACAGTCACAGCGGAATCAAAACTGGTGGCGAGGAGGCCGTTCGGTGTTGCGGGTTGCCAGGGTGTTCAAGTTCACACGCAACGGTACAGACAGCCGCTTTAGTACCTATGCCACTCAAACCGCCAAAAAGCCGGGGGCAACAGGACGGATCATGGCGTGGCATGGCACACGCACCGAAAACTTGTTGGGTATCAGCAAGCAGGGACTCCTGATGCCTGAGAATCTTCCTCGGGGTGTCCACAAGGCGGGAGCAGCCTTCGGACGAGGCATTTACCACGCCCCCGCTTGGAACGCCACAGGACACAAGCTCGTCGGGGGTTCGCCTACGGATGGTACGAATGGGGCACTTAAGTCGATGAACTACACCAGCGCTAGAGGAGCCTACTACGGGTCAGGCAACGCCTCTCGCAATGCTTTCATGTACCTTCAGGAAGTTGCCCTCGGGTTAGCGGACATACGGGGCTCGGCTTGCTGGGACAGGCATCGCCCGGCAGGGTGGCCGACTAAGGACTTCATCTTTGCCTGCGGGAAACAAAGTCAGGGGGGCTTTGTGCATGACGAGTTGGTTACCTTCAACCAGGATGCTCAGGTGTTCCGCTATTTGGTGGAAATTGCGGTGGTTTGAAAGGTCTGGATCCGTTTTGCCCAAGCCAGGAAGTCAGCTAATTCATCGGTGTTCTTTGCCCGATTGCACCTGATGCAGGCAGGCACACAGTTATCTGCGGCATAGCCCAAAACATTGTCGACTCGGTCTATCCCTGTGTAAACATGTTTTCTGTACCGAGATGCAGGGGGTGTTCCACAGTACCCACAGTTGGACTGAATCAGGGCTGCAAAAGGAGTGAGATCAAGACTAAAGGAGATGCCTCGTCGAGTAGCGTCTCCTTGATATTTCCGGTAAATTTGTTTGTCTTTGGGGGTGACCACTACACGGGCCAGACCTGAGGCAGAGATGGGTGGTATTGGGTCATGTAGTAACATCACCCAGTTCAGAAAGTCTTCTCTAGTTGCCTCTCTCTTGGCTCTATTGCACTTCCAGCAGCAGGGCACCACGTTTGAGGGTGTGTAACCCTCGGTGTTGTCCACCCGATCCAATCCATTGTAGATGCAGTTTCCTCTGGGGTGTTTGTAAATCATTGTCGGGGGCGCACCACAGTAGTAGCAGTTTTGTTTGAAAAGAGGCAGTGTGTCGTTTCGGATCAAGGTAAAGGACAACCCTCTTAGCTGTGCGTTTTTTCGATTCCTCAGAAAAACAGCATTCTGCGCCGCCTGTCCCCAAGGCAGGGGCGAACCTCGTAGGCACCCACAGCTTTGCACGGAACCTGCTCTCAAACGGACATAGGGGACGATTTTTGTTCCTCCGCAAGAGCAGTTGCAAAGATGCTCCCCCTTCCCAGCCTGTGCAACTACTGTCAACCGTCCGAAATGATCTCCCTTGCATATGGGTCGGGCAGTACCATAATGAGACCCCCGTAGGCAGCCACAGCTTTTTACTCGCCCTTTGGTGAGGTCGGTTCTGTCTACGATGTGCTCGTTTCCGCAGTCGCATCGACAGATGTAGTGGGGCAACTTCCGACCCTGTTTCATTTTTCGGGTTAGGGCCAGGACTGTTAACCGATGGAATTTTTGTCCTATGAGATCGGGGGAACGAAGACAGCCGCAACTACGTGTTACGCCTTGCTGAAGGCTGCCTCTGGCAACGGTAACTTCTTTCCCGCAGTCACATAGACAGCGATATTTGGTTTGCCCTTCGGGAATCCTCTCCAGGGCCAAGAGTTTACCAAAACGTTGCCCCACTAACGAGTGTCTTTGTGGTTTGTTTTTGGCCATTGTTAAGCCTCCCCGGACTGGTTTACAGCTTCCGTCCTTTATAGGCCTTTCACCGGGATCATCTGGGGACGCTTCAGAGTAGACAGAGTGGAGAGTTACCGTTTTGCAGGGTGGGAGCACGAGCATGCCTGAAAAACCAAACTTCTGGACTGGTTTTTACCAAACAGCAGAGGCACACCCTCGGGTACTTGGCTACGTCTGGGCAGCAGACAGCGAGGAAGCGTTCGATGTTCTCGCTACCTTGTACAGGGACACTCTAGAACAGCCTCAGGTGATCAGCTTTTATGTCTGTCAGTTGTATAAGAAAGCCAGCAAACGGACAGGTTGGGGGAAGTGGGTACGTCGCCATTGGGGCGGTTGTTCGATCCGAGAGCTTGCTGACGTCATTGACAGAGGTGCCCCGCAGCGGTGTTGCCAATGCTCCCAATTGCTGGCTCCCAGTTGTGTTCTTGAGTCCTGTGATCTTTGCGGACGAACCCCCCTGTGTCATTTTTGTTTAGAGGATCATGTGGCGGGTCTCTGCGTGGATCCACAGTGGGAGATCCGGGATGGCTATATGGTCAAAGTCGAAACGGGATCATCTGACTCGGCCACGGAGTAGACCTTGTAACGGGACAAATGACCCGAAGGGAAGGAGTACCCGATGAATACCCAGACCCGTATCCATTTCAAGTTCGATGCCAAGCTCCCCTTCATCAAGGCGCTCAGGGGGGCCACACAGATGGGTCTCAAGGAGACCAAGGAAGCCTCCGAGCGGGGTTGGGTCGACGTGGACCCGGACAAGGCCACCGAGGTGGCTCGGGCGTTGCAGGCTTGGAGCACGTTTGTGTCCTACGACCCGCCTCTGGAAATGAGGCACGCCCTAATGCGCCTGGAGACTGTCAGCGCACGCCTCGGTACCCGGCTGGTCAACACCCTCGCCCTCGGGTTGGAGTGTATTGACGCCGCCCTGGGAAGCGTCAAGTGAGGGCTCCCCAGACCATCGGAGAGTGTCAGTCCCTGATCAAGACCTGTGAAGAGCAGATTGCGCTGCTGCAAAGGGAACAGGCCGAAGCTGACGCTAAGGCCAAGGCTGACGCTAAGGCTGACGCCGACAAAGCCCCTGTTTGGGCCACCCAGCGGCAGGAAAACATCGAAAGGTGGAACAATCTCTTCCAGCAGCTCAAGGGTAAGCCCTGTTGTGTGAGTAGGAATCACAACATGGAGATCGACCCCGCAGACATCACCCCTCCGTGGTACGGGGGGGAGGTCGATCAAGACGCTTACGCTGAGGGGGAGATAGGCTGGCCTGAGTCTGAGTGTGCCGATGGGACTCTCATAGAGTGTCAGATCACCCCTGTGGACTATGAAACGCTGTGCCAGGAATATCCCTGTGCCAGCTTGGATGTGCTGAGGCACGTCAACGTCGGGGTTGTCTGCAAGGTGCGCCTGTCCGATGGTTCCATTTGGCAAATGACAGAGACCACAGGCCCCCACTTCTTCAGTCCTTGGCCTGAGGGTTACCCAGAACGGACAGGGTACGGTTTGCTGTTGGGATGGCAAATCCCGACTGACCACGGTCCTGGCACCCCTGAAAGTGTGGATTTTGACACTGTCTGGTGTGTGGACGACCCGGAAATGCCCCCGGAGTGGGACACACTGGAAATGAAGGGGACGGGATGAACGACACCGTACACCGCATCGTGATGATAGCTTTCGAGGTGGGTTTCTTCGTGTTCCTGTTCCTTTACATTAGGAGCTACCGGAACGAGGCCATCCTGCATCGGATGGTGAAGCACCTGGAGTATAGGCTAGAGGCCATCAGCCACCCGGAAACGAACACGTACTGCCTCTACTGCGGAGTCAATCGGTTCAAGCAGCCTTGCAATAGCGAGGTCGATCACACGAAGCCGCCCTCGGAAGAGGGCTGTTACTGTCACATTTGTGGAGCAGCACCAGGAAAGCCCTGCGATGCTGGTCTCCACTCATAGAGGAGGACGAGATGAGGAAGATCTTGGTGATCCTGTGTCTGCTGGCGTTCGGGCTGGCTGTGGGTGGCTGCGGCTACATGGTGGGCGAGGATGACGCCGTCAAGGCGGCGACCTCCTCGGGGATGTCTGACGTGACTGTACTCAGCACACACCAGCTCTCCCCGCACTGGTTCGGAGGCTGCTCCGGGTCGGACGACGCCGCCTTTAAGATGGCGGGTATGAACGTTGCGGGCGAGAAGGTCAATTTCACCGTTTGCTGCGGAGCGGTGGCCAAGGGCTGCACCGTCCGCTTCTAGGAGGAACGTCATGGGAACTGCGCTGATCATTGCTGGCCTCAGCATCGTGTTTATCGGTTTCGTTTTCGCTGTCCTGAACTTCAAGAAGAACTTCCGCATCGACCGGGACATGAGCAGCGCCGACGTGCTGAAGGGCTTCGGCAAGCACCTCACCGCAATGCTGATCGTGGTAAGCGGGTTCATCCTCGCCGCCATCGGCGTTGTGCTCTCGGTCGCCCACCACTTTGGAGGATAACCCATGCTGGAATCAAGCCTCCCCCTGTGTCCCTGCGGGCACTTCAACTACCGATCCGGGGGTGCCCACATCGGCCCAGATCGATCCTCCCAGTGGTTTTTCTGCGAGGAGTGCGGGCGTCCGGTGCTGACCATCGCAGATGCGGGGGTTGTCCATTTGCTCACAGCGTCCCTTACCCCGAAGCTCCCCCTGTCCGAGTTCCCTCAGGAGGGGCTTGACTGGGCGAACACGATCCTCAACGTCCACATCGCTGACCGGAACGACCGTTACAGCACGGCTGCGAAGCACTGGGCGAAGACCTTCGCCTGGGACGCCGTCTGCGACGAGCAGGGCTTCCCGCACGGGACTACTGTGGGGTGGGAGGCCCTCCCCGAGGAGGAGCGGACGGCGGGCCATAACGGGGTCAACTTCCTGCAGGATGTGTCCGAGACGAAGATCCCCGAGACCACGGACCAAGAGCTGGTGGACAAGTTCCGGGACCGCTGGCGTGACCTGGAGAGGGCGTGCCCCTTCTCCCCAGGCACCCGCCTGCCGCCTCATGTGCCCGAGTGTCTCAGCGTGCGGGTCGGGTTCTATGTCAGCGGCCTCGGTGAGAACGTCGCCTGGAGTCCTCTCGTCAGCCACACTGAGACCAAGGACATCCCCATCCCCGAAGACCCTCGGCGGCGCAAGAACCTGGAGTTCTGGAAGGGCGTCTTCGATGAGTTGCGGGGTAAAGGCTACGCCTTCAGCGAGCCGGAAGAAACGCAGAACTGCTACTGGAAGGATTCGAACAAAACGGAGCCTTGGTTCACCTTCACCCACGGCAAAACCGGATATCTCCTCGGCCCCCGTAAGCGGGTCTATTCCATTCACATGAGGAAGGGTACCCGCTTCCCCCTGAAACGGCAGACGGCGGTCTTCGGGAAGCTCGGGAAACGTGACAAGGTCACCTACGAGGTCGGGAATGACGATGCCCTGATCCACGCCTGGGGGCGGGACAAGCTCATCGAATACCTGACGGCTGCGATGGAGGCGTAATGAGTCAGACCATTTCTATCGACCGGATCCAGGTGTTGCACTTCGCTGACGGGGTAGATCGGGTGGAAATCCTCACGGACAAACCCTACCGTTCCTTAAAACCTGCTAGAATGTAACAGGCATCAAGTTTGAAGCTGTGCCGAATCTTGGTGACCCAAGTACCTCGGTAGTAAACTTCCGGCCCAACGGTAAGGGCTCGGATGACGGTTGCTCCTTCCGTCCGAATCCCAAGGAACTGGTCCGTCGAAGACGGAATCGCTCTCTCAGCACTCGTTTTACGCCTCGTGGGTGATCGTTAGTACCAATGTGTTCACCCCCAGAACATCTGGGCACACCAGAACCTCCTACCCAATCAGCATAAGCCTTCCTGCCATAACAGCCTCCTGTTTCAAGCAGGAACAATTAGACTTTAGTAAGTTTGAGGGGTACTGTCAAGTACCCCTTCTTTGAGGACGACGGAGACTTGTCGTTAACCCTCAGTTTCACAATCCCAAGGAAAGACACGGCGAGGTACCTCAAGGAACACCTGGGGGTCACCCGCTACCAGGAGTTCAGACGACGGGGAAGTCGCACCAAGGCGACTAGTGGGATCATCTGGGGGACCGTCCGAGTAGTTAATGGTGTACATGAGGACGCTAATGGATACCCGAAGGGCCAGGAGACAAAATGATACCCTGTAGTGCTCGCTGCCCAAACAAAATAGTGGATGGCCGCTGCATTAACGAAATCACAGTAGCCCCTGCTTCCTACACAGACGAGGAATGGGCTGAATGCATGGAGGACATGGGGTATGAACCGGATAAGATCCCATCTCGCAAAGACATGGTGGTAGCGGGGTATTTCGACATCTTTATGGAAACCCGTTTCTTCCGAGTCCCACGAGGCACACACATCTACATCTGGGATGTGGAAGGTCTCGTAGCACAAGGGGACAGCGAAAGCTCGACCATCGTGCGAACCAGAGGGGCCGTTAATGGACGTCTCCCTTGGCTTGAGAAGGAGCATTCCTCCTGGGTGCTCCTGTGGAAAGGTGCCGATGGTCGCCTTCGGGGGGCATCCCGTGCAACGTGCATCCCCCTAGAAGACAGGTGACGGCAGTATAACTGTCACAACCTGACAGCCCCGTCCGTCCTGTCAGGCAGGAGGAAACATGAAGACACCAAGCATCGCAATGAGCCCTTTCGTGGACCGGCAACGGGATCCCAACAGCGGACTCACCCACTGGGAGATCACGGACGAGGAACTGCTCAAACGGGTCCAGGAGAACTTCGACCTCCAGCGCCCTGGCTACCGGGACGGCGTCGTCTTGGTGCCCGTCTCACCCGATGGTTTCAAAGCAGGGATCCGTGTGCTCCAGGAGGGGGACAAGCTCCGGGGGTCCTACAAGGCCCGGAGGGACGGCGAGACGCCCCGCATGTCCGTTGGGTACGAGTGCCCCACGCCCATCTCGGAGGCCAAGGTGACGCCCCGGTCGGTGGACGTCGTGCTCTACCATCGGGATGTCCTGGCCGAGGACGAAACCTACGTCGAGACCGAGTGGAACGTCATCTGTGTGCTGGGGAAGTTCTGTTCTGCGGAGGATGAGGAGCCGATGATCCCTCAAACCCTGATGGCCAACCACTTCGGGGATGACGGTGGCTCGGCCACGGGGATGTCGCCGGAGGCTTTCGAGGCCGCTCTGAAGGCCTCCTACTACTACTGGCGGGACAAGGTGATGCTGGGCTAGATTTCAATCCACGCATCCATTTCTAAAGGACACGACCTACTTTAAGGGGTCTCGGTGACCACCTCGGAGCCGATTTTTGTAGCGTCCCGTTCCCGGAGGGCCTTGAGTTCTTTGAGCCACTCAGCCAATTGCTGGTGCTCCACCGCACAGGTGCAGTCGGGGCCATCCTTGTGCTTCTGGCGGGCTGTGTCCTCAGCGTGCTCTATTGCCTCATCCAGTGTCATTCAGGTGCTCCTTCGATGTCCTCAAACAGGACAGGGGTCCGTGTTCGTAGCTCCTTCAACAGGGGGATCGTCACCTCCCGCATCTGCGGGTGGGCAGCGTGGGCTGTCCGTTGTTTCCTTATGAGACGCCATTCCCTGATGTTTGCCGTGACAAAGATCTCGGTCTTGGTGGAGTTGGGTAGAACGCTCCGGGCCTGCTGTGGTGTCCACTGTGCTCCCCGAAGGGCCTGGTAGTGACCTTCAGCCTGGAGCATAGCGTTCAGCCACATTCTGACAGGGTCCTCGGGCATCAACCAGACGTCCTGATAGAAAGCTTCGCCTTCCTTCGTCTGCCAGACCCGGCGGTAGTTGTCCTGTTCCCAATGTAACCAGTAGCCACCCTCGTACTCGGAACCGAACCAAGATGGGATGATGAACTGGCAGTGGCCGTCCGACTTCATTCCTGTGTAATCCACGTAACGGCTGCTTTCCTGGGAGAAGGACGCAAGCCTGTGTCGAACCAACTCGTGCGAGATCCCCCGATCAACCACGAACCGCACGGTGAACCCAGCGTGCTCCAGGATGGATTCGTGACCTTGCCTGAGGCGCTTCCGCACGAAGGCCTTCGGGTTGCCCCTCGGCTCGCTCTTGTAGCAGATACGCCCGGCACGCTCGATGAGACGCAGTGCATCATCACCGAACAGTCCCTCTTCGATGTGGAAGCTGGGTTTCAACAGGATCATGAGGTCTTCCTTTTGAAGGTGTAGACCCAGACCCAGGGGTTGTCCTTCCAACGGAAATCAGGTTTGGCGAGGCTGTCCCAAAGGGCTGCGAAGGCAGTTTGGGCTGAGTAGAAATCAGCGTCAACACCCGGAGCGTGAAATAACCATTTGCCGGGGCGCACGTCCTGCATCTCGATCCCTTCCGCAATGCAGTCGTCCTCGCTAATGTCCTGCAACCGTTCGACACTCACGTTGGTGATGCGGAGCCAGGTGCGGGCATATGCCGCCGACAAGCCCTTTCCAGATACAGGAACCCAACCATTGCCCTTTGGCTGGTAGAACCGAATAGAGCTTCCTGTCACATTACTCCAAAAGGGCTCCTGAAGGTAGACACTGTCACCAGTAAGATAACGGGGTTGGATGTTGTGGTGCCACTCCCCGCCGCAACCAGACTCGGTCACAACAAACACAGGTTGATCATCTTCGTTTTGCCCCTGACGAATGACACCCCCTTGGTCGGGTTGCGGTTTCACCACCCTACGGGTTTGGGTCTTGCTGTCATCTCTCAGCTTAGGCAAAAGAACGTCTACGAATCGAATTCCTGTGCTCATTACCTGATCTCCGTTGTGTCCGTAGACCTTTCGGGCATCTGAATAGACAGCACACGCCCATCCTCCAACAGGATGTCTCCGAGCCTCTCCCCGCCGTGCCCACAGCAACTTGCCACGGTGATGATGTTGGCTGCGTTCAGGGCGGCTACAATATCAGCAATACAGATGTCAATCTCCTGCCGACGTCCCCGAAGGGCCATGGGCACCTGATGCTCGTAACTGCCAACAGGGCAACAGCCTCCTGCTCGGATTTTACGGGCCAAACGGTTGGTGGAGCCTGTTCCGTCACTCATCGGCCAACACTCTTCTTCAGCAGCTTGTCACGGAGGAATTTGAACACTTGCCAGACCTGGGGTTGATGCGGTTGCCGTGCGAGTGCCTCGATGTCATCCACATCGGGATAGGTTGTTCGGAGGCGGCGGAGCACCTCCTTGTAGTAGATGTAGACGATGTTCCGGTCACTCACGGACCAGGCAACTGCAGCCTTAGCCTCTATGGGCCATTCCTTTTCGTCAGCGAACCGAGCCATCACCAGCCGGGCAAGCTCCTCCGCTGAAGGTACCTTGCCTTCGTAGATGCCCTCTACCAACGGGGACCAGACTCCATTGTCGTAGTCGGATACGAGATAGTTGACACCCTGAGCCAGCCAGAAAAGCAATTGCTCATCTGGAAACTCCTCCAGGGTCACATCGGCAAGCCCCTTGGGCTTTGTTTGTCTGGCCTTGGCTGTCCTTTCCTTACGCTTGGTTGCACGGCGCTGTGCTGCCTTCCTACGCCGTTTCTCTTTCTCCTGCTCTTTGTTTCCCATAGATGCCCCCCAGCCTTATATCATCTACTCTACCGTCGTGTCCCTGGCACAAGGTGGGATCAAGGTGGGATCATCGTTGTCAGGACCAGAGTAGTACTTGTGAGGGCAAATGATCCCTGCAAGGAGCACCTTGATGACGATCACAAGCAAAAACCTGAAACCCACCAAACGTCAGTACCAGGCCCTCAGGCGTGTCCTTAGCACCTCCCTGGCCAAGCAAAAGACCTACATCGCAACGTGGCGGTCCTTGATCCATCATGGGTGGCTCCAGGACAGTTTCGGCCACACCGAGCTTTCCCCCAGCGGGGAGGAGGCATTCGTTTGTGGGTGCCGGAAGTACGAGAGCGAGGCCGTCCAGGATTCGTGGAAGGAACGACTTCCCCGAGGACCTTGGGAAACAAAGTAGTGGGATCATCTCCTCCGACCTCAGAGTAGTAAGGGTGAGGGGCAAATGACCCCGCAGGGGAGACACCGTGAAGAAACACACCAAGGAACTCTATGAAGTGTGGAAGGAACGGGACCACGAGTGGAAGTTCCGCTCTCCCCACGGTGTTGTGACCATGAGGACCAAAAGGAAAGCCGAGGCTGCTGCCCGTTCCTGGAGACGGGCCAACCGCAAGGTTCCCAAGTCCCTCAAGGATGAGTGCGGTGTGACCAACATCTCCTTGGATAACGCTCGCTACATGCAGGCCCGTTACGGGATACCTGAGACCGTGGTATTCCACACTGATGGTTCGGATTACCGCACGGAAGCGGCGTATCGTGACACAGACATACAGGAGATTGTCCTGATGGTCTACACGGGATTCGGATGGGGCTACAGCGGGGAAGGTCCGCACGGCACTCTCGAATTCCTCAACGACATGTGCAACGTCGACATCAGCATCAGCACCATCGCAGGGTGGGACAACAAGGGGTCCTATCGGACCATAGACATCCTGACCGAGGCATAGGAGAACACACGATGAGCACACACACCGACAGAGAGCAATGGGCTGACGACCACGGATACCGCCGGATGCGTTGCCCGCATTGCGGATGGTATGACTACACCGATGGCGACGCCCCCGAGTGTGGTTGTTTCGACGGGGAAGGTGACGGCGCACGTTGTGCCTTTTGTGACGAAACCCAAGACAACTGCCGGTGCGACCTCGGCTTCATGGTCGAGACCTTCTCCCGCCAGAGCAAAGTGCGGACGGCCCGGAAGGACCATAAGGGTGGGCGCATCAAGGCAGGCGACCGCTACTATGAGGTCGTGACAGGCGGGTACCACAAGGACGGCCCCAGGTGGATGAGCACCCACAAGGTGAAGGTGTCCCAATGAAGGTGCAACTGGGGAGTGGGGAAACCGAGTTCGGCCCCGGTGTGAACATCGAATTTACGGGCGAGGAGGTGGCCACGGCAATAGAGGCGTGGCTGGTTGCTCACGAGGTATGTGTCAGGGGACCGAGGACCATCTCCGTGAACGGGGACCTCTGTCAGACCGGGCGCATCTATGTCGATCCGTCTGGGACCGTGATACACGAGGGCAAGCGCTTTTCCGGACGGGGCAACGACGACATCGAGGAGGGCTGACATGACCCGTTTCCAACGATGGATGCTCCGCAAGATCTTCAAGGAGGAGGTTCGCCAAGGACCGCACGTGGTCAACATCACCGAGTGCCTCAGACTCCTGCGGGACGCTGTTGCCGTAGAGTTCACCGAGGATAACGATGCCACCCTGGACGCCCTCCTCCGTGAGTGCCTGGATAACACCCGGTATTCGCCTGTCCTGCCCAAGGTCGAGGGATCATCTCCCTGACCCGCAGAGTAGTAGGTGTAAGGGACGAATGATCCTGGAGGTCAAGATGGGACAGGCTAAAAAGAACAAGAGAGTATGGGAGGTTCTCCTAGAAGACTACAAGGAGGGCACGTTGGTGTCCCTCGACGGTTTCAGGAGGAAGGCCCAGGAATGCTTGGCCACGCCACACGCCAGGGTGCTCCGAACGTTGACATCCAGGAGTGCAAAGGAGCAGGACAAGGACGCCTGGGGTCGTTCGTTAAAGGGTGGCCCTATCTTTTGTGAGAAGGAACGACCCATCTACCGGGGGAGAACTCCCGAAGGCCACTTCGATTTCCGCACCGGAAGTCGGGTACTGAACCGAGTCATCTACCAGAGAGGGCTGGATTTCCCTCACGTCAAGGCCTTTGGACCGTCTACCCGCTGGGTGGACGTTTCCGGCCAAGAACGCTGGAACCTCCGTTACTTCTGGCTGGACAGTAAGAGAAGGGTGAAGATGTTGATTGTCCCCTCCAAACTCCCCCACTGGTCTGTTGACGTATTCACACGACTGGATGGCAAGGTGGATCCTCCCTGTACTGTGATCTCGTATGGTTCGAAGGAGCGCTAGAAGATGGATGCATTAGAATATGAGGGATTGCACTGGGGCACCGTGGTGCTCATTGTGGCTGATTTATAAAACAAAGGGGGGGGTAGAGATGAGGTATCTGGTTGTGCTGTTGGCTCTGTTGGCTTTCACGTCTTGTGACGAGGAGGTGGGCCGCACAAGTGGCGAAGGAGAGAGCTGCACGAGGACGGATGACTGTGACAGCGGTCTGATCTGTGTGGACCTTGTCTGCGAGGAGCCTGAACCCGAGGTCAATCAGAAGGAGAGTTGCACGAAGACGTCGGACTGCGACAGCGACTACGTGTGCGTGGGTTTCTTCTGCGTTGAGGAGCCCCGTTTCCCACAGTGTATTCCGGGGGTGTCTCAATCCTGTGTGTGTAGTGACGGCTATATGTCCGATCAAACGTGCAATCTTGACGGGTTCTTTTACACGACATGCGCTTGTCCTTGTTCGCAGGGAGAGACAATAGCCTGCCCCTGTCCCGGTGCCCTAGCGGGACTACAACAATGTGGGTCTGATGGGTTTTACGAGGTCTGTATTTGTTACGAGCCCGACCATCGGGGGATTCAGGATGACGGTACTTGGATGGACTCCGCAACGGGGCTGACCTGGGAGACAAAGCTCTCTGCCTCTGTGGCTCTGTCCTGGGCTGGGGCGTCGGAGCACTGTGCGGGTGAGGGTGCAGGTTGGCGGCTACCAACGATCTCGGAGTTTAGGAGTTTGATCCGGGGCTGTGCGGACACAGAACTTGGAAGTGATAGCTGCGAAGTTGAGGAGGATGGTTGCCTTGACGTCTTTTGCGATGACGGAGACCAGTGCGCTGGCTGCTCCTGGAAGGACGGCCCCGGAGAAGGGGGCTGCTATTGGCCGGAAGAGATGGAGGGGGGCTGCACCTCCTACTGGTCTTCGGCTATGATGGCGGGCAGTGATCTGTATGCCTGGTCCGTGAATTTCCTAGAGGCCAGCGTCAACGGTGTTTACATAGACAACGACGGTATCGGCACACGCTGCGTCCGTTAGCGGACCCCATAGTCCCATTCCCCACTGCAGCGTTCTACAACAGGGAACGGGTCCTAAAGGCATCTCAATAAAATGGCTATCCACAAGGAAATGGTGACAGGAGGTTGTCACCATGACTTACAACATTGATCTCAGGGATCCCCAATGGGCCTACTTTTTCGGTTTTACACAGGCAGACGGCCACCTGTGGCAAGGTCCAGGTAACAAGGGCAAATTAACAATCGAACTTCAGATTTCGGATAAGCCTCTTTTGTGTGCCTTTCAGAAGCTCATCCCTTTTTACTCTAGTGTGTCTACACGTTGCCGGGACACAAACTTCAAACAGGGTTATGAGTCCTGTAGCCTCAGGGTGTCCAATTGGCATTTCAGAAAGGAGTTGCAGAGATTAGGACTTCCTGCGGGTAAAAAGTCTACCTCTGTAAAAACCCCCGAGACCCCCTTTTCTGCTTCTGACTATTTTCGGGGGTGGCTTGATGCAGATGGATCCGTAGGCATCACAGGAAAAGGTTTTCCTTTTGTCAGTTTCGGCACGAAAAGCCCCCACATCGCTGCCGCCTTCATGAGTTTTTGTCAAGCCATCACGGGTAAGCCCCGAAAATTACAGCCTAACAAAAGAGACAACATGTTCAATATAATGTACTTGAAGGAGGATGCTCAGTCCTTGGTGCAAGCCTTTTATTATCCAGGAGCATTGGCCTTAGAGCGCAAACAGAAGGCATCAGCCACTGTCCTACTTTGGCAGAGACCTCCTGAAATGCGACAAAGGCCACCCTACAAAAGGTGGACCCCGGAAGAAGATGCCGTTGTTTGGGCCGAACTCCCTTATGTAGCGGCACAACGGCTTGGGAGAACAGAAAAAAGTGTCACTGCCCGTGCTTGGCGTTTAAAACACCAAGTGGGATCATCCGTGGTCCCACTTGAGTAGACCCTTGTGACGGAGGGTTTAATGAGTATAGGACACACCATTCAGGGAGGCCGGACAACGGCTGTTGTTTACGGGGACTACCCAGATCAATTGGAGGCTCAGCAGATCTACGCACTCTTGGATCTCCCCGCTTTTGCGGGGGCCAAAGTGAGGATCATGCCCGATCATCACGCAGGCTTTGGTTGTGTGATCGGATTCACCTGCCCCCTGGATGAGGAGGACTTGGCTGTTGTGCCCTCTCTTGTTGGGGTCGATATTGGGTGCGGCGTAAACGCTGTTCGGTTAACGGGCACAACCAAAGATCAGACTGATTTCGAAGCTTTCGATAAGCATTTGCGAACCCATGTCCCTTCGGGGTTTCGGAACCGAACAGAGGTGTCCAAAGACCTCCCATACTTGTTCAAACACTACTTGGGGAGAGGCCCTTCCTGGTCTGATTTTCAGGACACCGTGAATGATGTGGACTGGAGTGCCCGAGGAGATGGGAGTAAGGTGTGGCATTCTCTTGGTTCTTTGGGGTCAGGGAACCACTTCTTAGAACTGGATCAGGAAAAGGACGGTGCAGATGTTTGGCTGATTATCCATTCCGGTTCCCGGAATTTCGGTCTACGGGTAGCTGAGAAGCATCAAAATGTTGCCAAGACCAAGTTGGGTTCCTGGGGTGGTCTCGCTTGGCTGACTGGAGATGACGCTCGGTCCTATCTTCGTGAAATGCGTCTGGCCCAACAGTTGGCAGCCCTGAACCGTTTGGTGATGGCTACAGAACTGGTACGCTTTTTCGGGTTGAAACTGGCAGACCTGGAAATGGTCACATCGGTACACAACTTCATCGGGAACGACGACATCATCCGCAAGGGTGCCATCTCGGCCAAGGCAGGGGAAGAACTCATCATACCCTGGAATATGCGGGATGGGTGTATTTTGGGCGAAGGCAAAGGTAACGAGGACTGGAACAACTCGGCACCCCACGGGGCCGGACGGAAGATGGCTCGGGGAAGGGCCAAGCGGGAGTTGTCCCTGGAGGAATTCAGGGACACGATGAAGGACGTTTGGACCTCCTGTGTGACCCGGAAAACCTTGGATGAAGCTCCGATGGCATATAAGGACTCGCAGACCGTTGAGGACTGCATCGGGGACACGGTCGAAATCAAGGCCCGGTTGAAGCCGGTCTACAACTTCAAGGCAGGGGCGTAACAGCCCCGAAGGAGCGTCGCTATGTTGTCGATGGAAGACCAGAAAGACCTCGTGAGGACGGGGGTTAGCAGGGCCGTGTGGGACATCTTCGGGGGGTACCCCGAGGAACGGATGAAGACGCTGACGAAACACTTCGCCACCATCCTCGGGGACATACTGAGACCGGCCCTGATCCAGGTCCTCAAAGACAGCCTGCCCTCGAAGTCCATATACAGCACCTGCGTGTCCTACAGGCGGGGCGACACCGTCGAGGTGGTCCCCCGGACCAAGGGGCCTGGGGCGACGGGTGCCCGTGGTACGCTGATCTCCTTCTCGGAGCACCACATCGAGGTGTTGGTCCCGGCTCGTGGTCCGCACAAGGCCCTGAAGGAAACCTTCCCCATGGGCAACGTGGCGAAGGTCATCATCGTTCAGGTCGAGGAGTGATGTCGTCCCGAAAGGACCTACTCCGTTGTAAGGACTGCAAGCACGTTCTCCATTGTGCAGCGGAATGGAACAGAGGGACTCCGGCAGATCCAGATCAATACGCTTGCAAACCACTGTCCGAGGGTGGCTTCTTCGAGCCCCTCTGCGATGCAGCGGTCTTCAACAAAGAGGAGATTACCCCCATGCGAAATAGGACTGATCAGAGATCCTTCTGGTTTTCGGCCCTGGCGGAAAGCTCTAAACTGAGCACTTTCGTGGGCAGAAAGACCAACTCCTATTGCCGACTGAACGATGGCACCGTGATGATCTACAGTTTCAGTACCGACGTGGGAAAATCCCATGGCACGATCTGGGACGACATCACATACCTGGGCGACGGTGTGTGGGACCATACGGGCTCGTAAAGCACCACGGGATTTGAGCACGGCATCTGGGGTCCGGGTCGGAAGGTACCTCCCGCCTCCTAACACAGCCACCCAAAGCGCTGGTTTTCCGTTCCTTTCACACCCGTTGGGGTAGAAGTGTCTGAAAAGGAGGTGCTCAAAATGCTTTACGATGATGGCAATTGGCTCGGTTTCGGTCATGTTGGGGACGTTCTGTCCCCTCTGTTAACGCCCGAGAATGTAGCGGGGTGCATCTACCTGGATCCACCGTACACCCTTAACCCTGTTTATGGGTTAGAGGGAGCGGACGAAGCTCAGAACAAGGCTTTTAGCGCCTTGTCCAAAATGGCCTCGGAGGAAACAGTGAGAGCAGAAAAGGCCCTTCAAAAGTGTACGGGCCTACTGGACTTCCTTGAGATGGAGAAGGTACTAAGGCCCAATTCAGAATGGGCCTTTCTGATCAATGTGGCCTATATCATCTGGAAGTCCCACCGGGCACTGAGACCCGGTCACGCTTTGATCTTCCATGCGGATGACAAGTTCGGGACTACCATACACACCCTCTGCCGTTATATTTTCAACACCCCAGCAGAGCCCATCTACTGGAGAAGAACCTCTAAGGAACGCCCCAACACCCAGTGGCAGGGACGTTGCGTGGACACGTTGACAGTGATCTGGAAGGGGGGAGCCAAACCCTATTGGGAGAGCCATCAGATCCCCCTAAAGTGCCGAAGGCAAACCTACACGGACGCAATTGGAGAGTACACACGCTCGGACCTGATCGGAGGACATCCCGCCTATACCTATGAATGGACGGGGTACAAATGCATCAGGGGCATCACCCGGAAAACGATGCAAGAGTACGAGGATCAAGGGCTGTTGGACTACACGGACAGTAAGGCAAAGGACGGAGGGATCTACCGGCGTCCCTGGAAGAAGGTTTACGTGGGCGACGGGGGCATCCTTAAAAATGCATCCCATTTTTGGGATAACCTTTTCCTCACACCCAAAGAAAAAGTGAAAGGCAAATGGGCCAATAGTACACAGAAACCGGAAGCTCTGGTGGAGGCCCTCATTAAAGCCACCACCAAAGAAGGCGATCTGGTTATCGATCCCTTTGGAGGAACAGGAACAACGGCGGTGGCTGCGATGAGAACAAACCGCCGGTTCTGGGTCTCCGATGTGAACATCCACTTCCCGGAGTTTGCATTGGAGCGTCTGACGAAGGCTTTTCCTGAGTCACCTGCGTTAGACAAAATCGAATTGACCGGGTCACCTCGCACCTACGCCGGAGCGCATAAATTGAGCACCAATCCAGCCTTCAACAGCAAGGTGCTCAAAGGGTTGAAGGGACATAAAAAACTGGAACAAGTGTGGGTGGCTTTATTGGAGGCGGAGGGATCAGACTCCCTTGGTGCTGATGGGGGTAAAGACGGAAGGTTGTACAGGGAGGACGGGACTTTACTGGCCTGGGTGGACATCACGGCACAGACCGGGTCACTTCAGAATAAGATTGGGAAGGCTCGTGCCAAGTTAGAGGACGGTTTGATCCGTGGTGTGCGTTCTCGTCCACCCTATTTCGTAACCTACAGCCTGTATCCCATGAATGATTCAGATGCACGGTATCTGAAGGAAACCAACGACGCTCTTCCGGTTTCTCCTAATCCGAGGTGTCCCCGGATCCAGGTTTTGTCCTGGGACGACTATGAGAGGGGGAAGAAGCCTTTGTTACCCCTCTACCGCCCTCGGGAAGAGTATGTTCCACTCCCGGATCCAATTTACATTTTACGCAAGAAGGATAACGACAGGGTTTGGGACCAACAAACGTTCCAAGATCTGTGGGGTGATGATGAGGGATCATCTGAGCCGACCCCTGAGTAGACAGGGTAGGAGGCATAACAAAATGAAACATCCCCTTCGTACCCTTGGTATCCTGGCGGCGTTCGCCTTTGTCGCTCTACTGTTCGTCCTGTCCGACGTCCCGACCGTTTACAAGGACACCGCCACGAAGGAAGTGGTCGGCTGTTCCCGTGACGGGATCAAGATGTCCGCCGATGACGAAATCTGCAAAGTCATCGTGAAGGAACGCAACGAGGTCATGTGGGTCCAGCCCGGTTGGGAGGTAGAGTGATGAATGCCTATGTCGTTGTTGGCATTGCCTTCCTGATCCTTGGCCTGTTCGAGGTTGTCCGCTACCAGCGCAAAGTAAAAGCGTTGACACGCTCTGTGCTTTCGGGGTCTCGTCCCAAGTTGCCTGATCGTTACCATCTTCGTCCCGTGTCCTTCGAGGGTACTTCGGAAACGGGAGCTTGGCAGGAGGACACTCAGGAAGCATACATTGTGCTGGAAGGACACAGGCACGTGGGGATGATCTGCAACGTAGGGAAGCACTGGACTTGCGGGCTCAATACGGTTAGAGAGTTCGAAGGCTACAATACGGGTGCGGACGCTGTGGCTGCTTGTGAGATCCGTTATCACAGGACTATAAACACATGACGGGCTTCCCTAAACATACGATTTCCATCGGGGACTTCATCCCTCGTTCCGTCAGTCAGTTCGCTCCTGGCTATGGCCATCCCAAATGGGAACCCCTCGATGAGTCCAGATTGGTTCAGGAGAGATACCACCAGGAGGACCGCCAGACTCGGAAAGGGTTCGTGGTGTTCCGGGCGATTACAGGCATCCCCATCTACGTCAAAGACGCCAACAAACTCCTTTGCCGCCTCTGTGAGGGTGGGGCCGTGACCCTTTCGCTGGACGGCCAGGACGTTTCCGTGAGGGCCGGGGCCATACAGCCAAAAGGAAGCTGCTAATGGCAACGGTCAAAGAAATGCTGGTACTTTTGGGGCGGTTTCCGTTAGAACCTTTGCAAGAGAAACGCATACGAGGATGGCTGGACAAAACGATAGACCCACCGTTCTTGGGGGCTGTCCCAAACACGCTACTAGCTGACATCCTGTTAACGATGGCGTTGGACATAGAGTGGGACGACCGACGAGGCATTATCCTGTATGAAGCGGGTGAACGGTTAAGGGAAGCGTGATGTGCAACACAACGGAAACCCCTCTTTAGGAGGTAACTTTGCTGATCCGAATCACCAACTGCTGCACGATGGGCTGCACCCACTGCCTGATTGAGGCCAGCCACAACGGGGCGCACATGGCCTTCAACACGTACCTAATGGCCCTGAACTTCCTTCGCAGTCTGGACGCCCCCGTGGTGTTCCTGAGCGGCGGGGAGCCCACGGAGAACCCCAATCTGTTGACCTTCCTGAGTGTCGCCAACACGATGGGGCTGAAGGTGCTTCTGATGTCCAACGGACTCTTCTTGGCCAATGAGGAACTACGGGAGCAGGTGCTTCCCCAGGTGTGGGGTGTCCAGGTCACCAACGATCCCCGATTCTACCCCGACACGATCAAGGTGTTCCCCCACCCCAAGGTCAAATACGAAAACCAGATCCGACAGGTTGCCCCCTTCGGGCGGGCTTTGACCAATAAGCTCCTGTGCAACCGGCTCACCCCTTACTGCTTCAACCTTCGAAGCTGTGCCCGATCTTTCGGGAACGTGGGGCAGGCGCTGGCATACCTCTGGGGTCTGGGGAAGTTCTGTACGCCCTCTATCAATCCGGACGGCACCGTGGTCGCCGGGGAAGCATCCTCGTGCCACCCTATCGGGACCGTGTGGGACAGCCCCGAGACCGTGACCCGCAACCTCTGCGACATGAGATGCAACCGCTGCGGGCTGGTACTCAACCTGGACAAGCTCCAGCAGGAGGCCATCGGTGAAGCCCCTTGAAATGGATAATAGCCAAGGTCGGAACCCACTCCACGCAGCGTGTTTTGATCATCAAAGGCAGGCTTCGAGTAGATGAGGTGATACGCTTCTCTGAAACGGGAAAGGTCAGGGACGCTCAAAGAGGATTGGTGCGGCGGATCACCGTCACACACGTCTTCATCGAGAGGTTTTAGATGGGTCTTCACATTGGGTTCAGTAACAGCATGAGTTCCTTTGACAAACCCCGTGGCGGCTGTTGCCCCCAACCCTCAACCCCTGCGCCTCCTCTCCCCAACCCTGACCCGTCCCGCTACAAAGTCCTGCGTTGGGATGAAGACCACCCAGGGGCGTTGATCATCGAGATCGAGTACCTGGACTGCACCAACTACGAGGGCCGCAAGGTGCTCCTGTTCCTGAACGTGACCCTGGCACAGTTGCTCCGACAGGGGAAGATCGACCCTCACTTCTCGGAAAACACGGAACACTTCTCCCCCACGGCTCGATTTGAACCCACCGAGGTGGGCTGGAATATGGCCCGGTGGCTGGCGGCAAAGATCGGGGAGATCTGATGGGTATCCGGGTCCACAAAACTGTCGGCTACGGGATCACCAACCTGAAGATCGATTCCCCCGACACCCTCAATCCAACGATGTTGGACCCCCGGCTAGACTGGGAGAAGCTCGCCGCTACCGCCGAGGAGCGGTGTGCCACGAGCCTTCAGGATTTCATGTCCTGGATGCAACGGAACAAGGCTGACATCATCGAGCTTCACCGCAGGGAGGATCCCCGTGCGATCTCGGGGCACAGCTTCCAGTGGGACATCCAGATGATTGAACAGATGCTGGAGCGTGATCCCCAGCGGATGTTCGGGGTGGCACCGGAACAGTGTTTCATCCATGAAACGGAGGGTGGCGATCCCCAGGTGCTGATGTTCGTCCCACCTGAGTGCTCCACCCAGTGGCACCGCAGGGACAACACCCTGGATTGGGTCGAGGAGTCCCAGTGGCACGGACAACAGACGAGGGTGCGTCGCCTCAGGCAATCCGGCATCTATCCCTACAACGGCTTCCGCATCCGGTTCCGCAAACCAGCACGGAGTTTCAGGTTGGATCCCACCGCCCCCGTGCCCTCGCCGGATGAATTGGGGAACATCGTGGACGAGTTGGGGCCGGTGAAGCTCTGTGACTCGACCTACTCCTACCTTACAGGGGTCCGGAGGGGTCCAAGGGTACGAGGGGACGACCTATACGGACCTATGGCCACAGGAGCCCTCCTACGGCACCTGAAGCGGGACTTCCGCCCACCCCTGCCAATGACCGTGGTGGCCCTGGTCTTGTGGTTGGACTGTGTGATCGACCCTGCGGCTTTCCTCGATCAGTTGAGGCCGCTGCTCTATGCCTACTGGTGCTGAGGAGGGGGATATGAACATCTACGCCAAGAGAGGCAACAGCGGGGGCATCCCGGAGAAGCTCAAAGTCTTCGCCAGGGAACCTATCGAGCAGCAGATGTACGTGGGGATGGTGCATGCCACCCCCGTCATGGTCGTTGACGCCAAGTCCAAAAAGGACACCACCGCTCGTTACTGGACGTTGGGTAACGTCGGTGGTGTGGTGGACAGGGCCGACGACGCCACCTTCGACCTGCGGGACAATGACCCGATCCCCTACCTGAAGCTCGTGGGGCTTGACCTCCGGGCGGAAGGTGGACGTGCCTGGAAGGTAATGACCCCCGAAAACCACCTTGTGGATCTGCGGGAGGATGTGATCCTCTACATCATCTTCACCCAGGGGATTCCCCCGGACGGGATCCTGGAGGGACCGTTCAGGTGGGTGAAGCTCGGATCTTCGATGCGACTGGCCCCGATGAACTCTCTCCTCTACAAGGATCTGGAGAAAGTAGAGGCGCAACGGCGGCTCCCCCGTGGTGGGAAGCTACGGGTCAAGGATCTCGTCGTGGGTGGCATCTATAAAGGGTTGCAGGCCCACAAGCAAGCCGTCTTCCTGGGGCAGGTGCGCCACAAAGGAAAGGTGCTCTTTGCTTGGGAAGAACTACCGTATGGGGGACATCAGACACCCGAGGTGCTCTATAACGAGCTGGTAGAGATACGACAGGCGCACGTTCCTAACTATTTTGCCGTCACCTGTACGGGATCGTGTTCCTACACAATCAAGGTCGGACAGGTGACCCCGGAACCAGTACCCGCAAATGTCCGCTTCAGAGATGGTTATCATGGGGCGCTACCTGGCCAAGTTCTGTGGCTCTTCTAATGAACGTCACATCAATCAGGCCAGATTTACCTGTACTGACAAATCCCGACCTCACCTGTGATATTGTGGCTGTCAAAGCCAGTCTCGCCAAACGCCGGGCAACACACGGGGTCGTCTTGAAACCAGTAGAGGGACACCCTGACACTTGGTGGGTGAGCCACACGGATGATGACTCCCAGGCCCCCTACAGGTTTTGGGAACTGACCGAGGACGACAATCCTCCTGAGCCGGTGCGCTTTTCTATCCCATCCGAGTAGAACAGTGACAGGAGGTGTCCGTGGGGACCGTCAAGGAAACACTGCTCCAGTATCTGAGGGAGACCGTCCGTTTCAAGAAGAGGCTCGGACTCGTCTTCCCGGAGGGCTACAACTACCAAGGTGGCGAGGATTATGTCCTGGACAGGGGTTCACCCTTTTCCTCTGGTCCTTTGACCCCGCAGGAAAGGACCACAGTCCTGCAAGCTCTTACCCTGTGCCCCGAGAAACACTTCAGATTGGGGCATTGCTATTACAACGCCCAACTCTTGGTGGCTTTCGATACATCACGGGAACTAATTTACTGCGAGGGGTGGGCCATCGGGTTGAACAGCGTCCCCACCCTCCACGGGTGGGCCTCCATCAACGGCAAAGTGGTCGACCTGACCTGGAAAACTGAGAAACCCAGGCACAGGGGAAGGTTACGAAATCGGATCTGGGGTACCATCCCCGAAGACTGGGCCTACTATGGGGCCACCTTTGATACGGACTCCCTCCTTGCCCGGATGCACCGTATTGGGGCGACGGGGTCGTTCCTGGATGACGTGGCCTATGGCTTTCCCCTGTTTAGAGAACCACGGCTCCGTACTATTTTGGAATTGACTACCGGAGGTGATCCCTGATCAAACAAGCACCGATGTGGAGTGGATTGGAGAGGGCGTATAGCAGACTGGGTCTGCGTCCCTTGGATGAGTTCATGCAGGATGCTTTCCTGATGAACGTCTCTCGTCATAGTAGTGGCGGGTTGCTTTCCACAAAACCCCAAGTTCCTACCGACGATTGTTTCCGTCAGCTTGGGGCCAGCACCTGGATGTGTGTCCGAGCGTGCATGGACCTTAGGCAAAGTCAAAGTTGCTTCCTTATCGCTGACTGCCAGGACGACCGAGACGAGCTGTTCATCCAGGCACGGGCGATCATGCAGACCCTTAATCGCCCCATGGGAGGGGACGGTGGTGTGGTTCCCCCCTCCAGGAACAGAATCCGATTTGGGTCTGCCCTTCTCTCCGTTACCCACCAAGCGGATCCGGGCACCCCACCTGATAGGATTTACGTGGACACAGAGTGGGCAGAACGTGCTCGGCGTCGGGTACTCGGACCTTATGAGATGGTTCGAGAGGTGCGTTGGGAGAACGACACGTTACGAGCCTACGCTGAGGAGGACGAGTACCTGTTCGATCTGGACGAATCCTCCGCCAACGAGTTGCTGGCCCAGAGCCCCCTCGTGGATGTAGTGGGCCTCCCCCTTCAGGACAACAGAATTATGCTCCCAGGGAGACCCGCCGTCGTCACACCGACGTTTCAGCCCGATGTCACCCCCTGAATCTTAGAGGCCCCATCACAATGGGAGAGAACACAATGGCCATAAAAACCAAGGACTGGTCTGTCCCCGCTGTTACTGCAAGGGCACGAATGAAGGTCGCCTTTGAACCCTTCCCAAATGGATGATAAATCGCCCCAAGGAGAAATGATGTCGAAAGAGACCCTGAAACACATCCAGAAAGCCCTGGTGAACTGCCCCCGATGCAGGCTCCAAAAAGATCGACATAATGTCGTCTTCGGAGCCGGTGACCCCAACGCCCGCATCATGATCGTAGGAGAGGCACCCGGTCAACACGAGGATGAGCAGGGAGTGCCCTTTGTGGGCCGTGCGGGGGGCATCCTGGACGTTCTCCTGACAAGGGCGGGGGTGACACGGGATGAGTGTTACATCGCCAACGTGCTCAAATGTCGGCCTCCGGGGAACCGTGACCCCCAGCCTGACGAGGTTGCTGTTTGCTACCCCTTCCTCCAACGTCAGATCGCCGCCATCGGTCCGAGAGTCCTGATCACGTTGGGAAGGCATGCCACCAGTAAATTGTCCCAGCAGTGGGGTGCGATGGGTTCGCTGCTCAAGGTAACGGATCTGATCTATGAGGCTGGTGGGATCCCTATCGTGCCGATTTACCATCCGGCGTACCTTCTCAGGGCCGCTTCAGGACCGTCTGACAAAGCGAAGGCTCTCATCCAGGACACTATTGACCGCATCAGGCGTGCCGTGGAACTCTCCGCCATATTCATAGGTGCTGAGAACTCCTCTGGGTGGTATAGCTTACCTTGATAAGAAGGCTTGTGTTTTTTGTTTTTCTTTAGTAAACTGCAACCATGGGATTGAGAACTTAAGGTGGCTAAATGATTCGGTCTTCTGCCCATAGTTTGCGGTTTGCAAACCCAGGTAAGGTGAGATTGGTAGGCGAACTTATCGGAGAGTACCGCCTTTTTGTCCAATGCATCATAAACGACATATGGGAGAAGGGGTTTCCAGCGTGGAACATTTTCCCAAGCTCAAACAGACTGGACTTCAAGGGCAAGAATCATTTACCCACAAAATATCTCAAGCAGTTCCCAACGTGGATGTCAGCAAGGCTTCAGCAAGCTGCTGGAAAACAAGCCATTATGATGCTCAAGGCAGCCACAGAGAAACGACGGAAACAACTTTTCGTGTTGGCCAACCTTCAGCGAGAAGGTGGCAAGTACAAACGACTTCAGTCAAAGGTTGACCGGCAACCTCTTGTTAAGCCAGATGCTTCAGGAATCAATCTGGAACTAGACTCTCGCTTTGTGAGTTTCCAAGAGACAGACATCTTTTGTTTGTCCAACTCTCATCCCTTGGTATTCCACACATTAGAGTCCCCATCAAAAGAACTCGATGCTCCAACAAGTGGCAGACTAAAGGAATCCTGAAAGTGTGTGTTAGGATCTCTGAAGACACACTACATCTAATTTACGAAGTACCAAACAAAAACGTTTCAGGAAGTCAGATAGTTGGGGCAGACCAGGGATTAGTTACTGCGTTGACTCTTTCAAATGGTGCAACGACACTGTCGTGTCCCCATGGGCATAACCTCCAAACGATCCAAGCAAAACTTGCTCGTAAGCAAAAGGGATCGAATGGCTTTCGTCGTACCCAAGAGCATCGCAAGAACTACATCCATTGGTCCTTGAATCAACTTAACTTCAAGGACGTGAAAGAAGTTCGTTTTGAGAAGATCAAGCATCTCCGTAGGGGTGAACGGAGTTCACGTTATATGTCACACTGGCGTTACACTTTGATCAAAGACAAACTTGTTCGTCTCTCTGAGGAGGAAGGTTTCCTTTTTCGGGAGGTAGCGAATGAGTTTAGGTCTCAGAGGTGTAGCCAATGTGGCTGGGTCCGTAAGAGTAACAGGAAAGGTAAGACGTTCAGATGCGGCAAATGTGGTTTTATCACCGATGCTGACTTGAATGCGGCTTCCAACTTGAAACTCGATCTCTTTGAGATCCAATGGTGGGTGCGGCTAAGTCAAATAAATCGTAAAGGGTTCTTCTGGACTTCTGATGGTTTGTTTGATGAAGGGCGGGAGCCTATAGTCCCCGTTACCATAAAAGACAATGAAAGCAAGAAATTGCTACAGCATTGTTGACTATAGTTCCTCTACCAAAGGTAAGGGACATGAAAGCCGCTTTCCTAGTCGCTACACATCACAGGCCGCAGCTTCTCCGAGCGTGCCTGGACTCTCTCCAGCAACAGCAGGGCATTCCTGACGGTTGGGATGTTGAGATCTTGGTGGCGGGAGAGGCTGAGGACCCTGGCAAAGAGGTGGCCGCTGAAGCAGATGTTCCCTATCAGGTTGTTGCCGATCCCAAGGTCACGGTGAAGCTGAACGCCTTGGTGGCCAGGACCGACGCTGAACTGGTGATGCTGGCGGATGATGATGACCTTCAACCTCCGAACAGGGCTGCGGCTTCTATCCAAGCCTTCTTGGAGGGTTATGAATGGTCGGGCACTCGAAACTGTTACTTCTATGACATGATCCACGATTGTGTAACCTTCTGGAAGGGGGACAAGGATGGCTTGGTGGGCACCTCTATGTCCTACACCACGAAGCTCCTGAGGGAAATCCGAGGGTGGCCCCCAATCCCGAATGGCAAGGATGCCAAGGCTGCATATAGAATCCGCAGGCTCCCCCGGAAACCAGCGCACAAGGATATCACTTCGTTGCTCGAAGGGATGCCCGTATGCCTTCAGCATGGGGAAAACATCTGGGACCGGCCTGTGCTGGAGTCAGAACGCTCAATGGTCCGGGGTCGCTTTATAGTGACAGGTAAAGGAAACAGAGCAACATGGGCGGAGTCTGAAGCTAAGGAACTCCTTCGCCGGGGGCTAGGTGTTTTGGACGGCACGTGGGTAGCTCCAAACCCCCCTAAAGAAGCACCCAAAAAGATTTCGGCTACTCCCCAAGTGATCACACCCAGACCACCCCCCATCCTCGTACCCCAAGGCAACGTCCCGCTCACATGTGTCCCCGGAGGGGCCGGACAACAAGCCTTCACTGACGGTCTTTTGAGCATCGGGTTCAAAGCAGTCTCTCGTGCAGAAGCGGATGAGGCACTCCGTTCGGGTCAACCCGTTTTGTTCCATGGCTGGTGGACAGGAGCACGAAAACTCTGTGCCTACTACCCCAAACTTGCACACATTCTGTGGCACAGTGGCTTTGCTGGCTCTGATCTGATGGGTGAGGGAGGAACATTAAGCGAAGCTCTACGGATGTCAGCCAGTGGACAGGGCCGGTTCCTGTGGCTTGAAACCCGAGATGTTCTTCCTGTAGGAGCTACCCGAATGGTCCCCGTATGGGACTCCCAACGACTTCAGTCATTAGGGAGGGCACCAAAAAAGCCAGGCTCTGTGATGGTGGGGTTTTGCGGACATTACCCTTCGAATGCTAAAAATATTTTGGCATGCGTTGCAGGAGCAACCCAGACCAGTGGACACTTACACCTGTCAACGTCATCAACATTAGAACTGCGGGGGGCTGCCGTTCAGGCTCTTCTCGTTGCCGCTCAGAGTTGGAAAACATACGGTGTACTTTCCCGTGGAGCAGCCGTCAAACTCGTGTCCTCTATGGACGTGATGATCCACACGAGCCTGTCGGACACCTGGCCTTACCTCGTGATGGAGGCCATCTACGCAGGCACCCCCGTAGTTTTGTGTGATACTATTCGTTGGGTCAAGGATCTGCCAAAATGGGCACAGGAACTATGTTGTGTCCGACCAGCCATTGCTAGTGATGAAATCCGAAGGCTTACCCAGCATCTTCTTGATCATCCGGCGGACAGGATTAAACTGCTTCATGCCCAAAGGGAACTGCTTGACAGGTTGTCCCTCCAGTACAAGGCGGAGGCTACTGACATTCTGCAAGGGTTAGGCTTCCCCATGATGCCACAGGAACCCGTCCCAGCGGCGGTCACAGCCCCAGCTTTGTCGCTTTCCACTCCTGCCCTGGTAAACCCTCCCGTACACCCTATTAGGGTAAATCCTCCTGCACACCCGGCAAAGGAATCAGAAATGGCAAATGGCAAACAGGATCTGCAAAACTTTGTGACCGTATTTGTTATCTCTAGCGGAGAACCATCAACACCGACCTGTCACAAACACTTAGACAACCAGGATTCCCTATTTCTTCGGGAGGATATTCGTAATGTAGCCCCTATGTGGCGGGCCTTCCAGCAGATGATGGATCGTTGTCAGACACCCTATTACGTTCAGATCGATGCTGATATGCTATTAGATCCCTCTGCTATCAGACGCCTTTATGAAAAGATCACGACAACGAAAGCTGCTCAGTATGTTGGGTGGTTGTGGGACGATGACGTTCACCGACCCATTCAGGGTGTCAAAATATACAATCACGCTATCTGTAAACAGTACCCGTACAAAGAAGCCCTCTCCTGTGAGATGGGCCAGAATGAGCTACTGCGTACAAACGGCCACGAGATCGTGGCCGACAACTCCCCTGGTAGAGTCCGCAAAGAAACTAATGGGGTGTGGACCGAGGAATACACCCGGACTGCCGAGATCTTTGGAACGCATCTCGCATCCCAGACACCCGAGATGGCTTTCGTCCGTTGGAAGCGACTGATGCAGAAACATCGGAAGTTATCCTGGATGGGTTGGTTGTCAAAGTACCCTCAGATGTTGATGCAGGAGTGGTTGGCTGAACCAGGCAACGAAATTCGCCAGGCCAAGTTTTTGGGTGCTACCGTGGGGCTGACTGGGGAACAACCGGAGGACAAGGAGATGGACTTCCGGGCTGCAGATCAGGACTACCGTCGCCTTGCTTCCTACGTAGGGGAGTTCAGCCATGGACCCCGTGAGATGACCCTTTACCTCACAGACAAGTGCAATTTCAAATGTGTGTTCGGTACAACCCCCTGCAAACGACAAACTCCCGAAGGCGTGCCTCAACAAGGGGATATCACCCCCGCAACCCTGACGACAGCTTTGAACAGGTATCCCACCATCCGGGGCTGCTGTATCGCTGGTTTCGGGGAACCGCTGCTGCATCCACAGTTGCCGGAGTTGATTCGCATCTGCGGGTCACATAAGGTTGTTGTCGGGCTCATCACCAACGGCAGTCTCCTCTGGAAAAATGCTGCGGAGCTTCAGGGGCTTCCCATCAGCTACCTTTCCGTGTCCTTGAATGCCACCACGGCGGAGGAGCACCAGGCCACGACCCGCACCGATTTCTGGCTCAAGGTATTAGAGGGGATCCGATTAATGAGTGCCTCCCCGATCCGCTCGGGAGTGTCCTATGTCGTAACGAATAGCAATGCACACAGGATCCCTGCCCTCCTAGCTCTGGCAAAGGAACTTAGAGTTCAATTCGTACACCTGATCAATGTGTTGCCTCACAATGGCCCATTGGACAAGGACTTCTTGAACGACGTCTTAACCCCCAGATCTGACAAAGCGTTAGCGGAAATAGCACACGCCAAAACTTGTCCGGGGGCGGAATTGGTCGAGGTGTGGCCTGAGGTGATCCTGGGGCCAGAGGGTGCCCCAGGCAAATGTATGTCACCGATGGTCTCTCTGGGGTTGGACGCCAAGGGAGCGATTTCGGGGTGCAGACGGATAGATCCCCCATCTGAGTCCTCCGGTAACATACGGCTCGGAGGTACTTGGCAGAACAACCACTATGCTCAACTGCGGCTGTCCGTAACGGGGGACCAGCCGAACGCTCACCCGGCGTGTCAGGGTTGCTTTGGAAACTGGAAGGGATAGAGATGAACCCGAAAGAAGCAGAGATCTATTTTGGTAACCACATCGAAGTGCCCCCTCACTGGCTCTGGTGGCAGGAAGGTGGCCTTGGAGTCAGGGCACTGGCCCTACACACCCGGTCCTCCGTTATAGAAGGACTCATCGCCGGAAAGGACCCTGAGGAATACACTCCCTCGGGTCATGACCGGGATCTGGAAGGCGTCAAGGAACTGTTGCGGTCTATCCAGACCAAGGGTTTCGATCCTAAGCAACGGATCAAGGTGGCGATCAATCCGCATGGTCAGATTATCATCACTGACGGGTTGCACCGATCCTGCACAGCCCTCGCCCTGGGGTTGCCCAAAGTACCCGTGGAAGTTGTTTACCGAGCCTCGGAGTGGTGGCGTTTGAAGGAAGCTCTGTTTGCCCAGAACGGGGGTCTGAGCCTATACCAATGGGTGGAGCATCCCGACTTGTCTCTCTGGAGGGGATGGCGGAGGGACTCGGAATTCCGGGCTGCCGTCCTGGGGGACTACCTGGCGAAACATCTCCCAAACGCAACCTACGGTATGGATGTGGCGTGTAACTCGGGCGTACTGACATGCGGCCTCGCCCGGCGGGGTCACAGTATGGTCGGGATCGATCTCGACGCCAAGTGTGTCGCCACGGGCAATGCGCTGGCGTGGATGAAGGTCATCGGGGCCTGGTGTGACGAGGACAAGGCACCTCGGGCCAGCTTCCACAAATGTGGCAACATCCCGGACGTGACCGAACATCAGAAACGAACTGACTTCATCGTCTGCCTATCCCTGCTCAATCACCACCAAGTGGATGGGCGGGATGAACAGGGACATGAGATCTTCCGGCGGTTGGTGGCAAAGGCTCCCACTGTGTTCCTCGACTGTCCTGCTCCCGAAGATCCCGTAGGAGGAAACTCCTCATTCGTGAAACCTGAAGCTGTCTTCGATTGGTGCCGCAAATCGGGGGCCGCTGGAGAAGGTTCTGTGGTCGCAGAACGTGGTAGTGGATTGATGCGAACGCTGCTGGCATGGAAACGCTAAGATGACCAAACTGCGTGTACGCATCCCAGTGTCAACCATCAGTGACCGATCCCACTCTCGACATCTGTTCGAAGCAATGGGTCGCTCTCCTCATCTGACACAAGTCGATGAGGGACAGTCCGCTGATGTCGCTTTTAATGAAGGTCCCGCAACCCTGAATGTTTTCCGTGTCCAAAGCGACCCTCATGCTTTGTCACACCTTCGGCCTGTTTCAGAGATGATCGTGGACTGGGCGGAACCTGCCATGACCCAAGCTGTGAAAATGGTCCCCACTCTCTCCAGTGCCTTCCTCGCTCAGTGGCTGCACTGGGTGAGAAACATAGATGAGCATCCTTTTCCCCAGAATCCTTTTCCCACCAAGGGTAAAGGGTGGGACGTGATGACAGCCTGGATGACGGATCCTTACAAACGGATCCTCCAACCGGCTTCGGATCTCCCTTTCCTCCGGGTACCCTTCTGTGTGCCTGAATGGTTTTTCCACACAACCTTGGAGGAAGAGCGTCCCTTTGACGTGTTTTTTACCGGAGCCATAGGACGTTTCTATCCCATTCGAATCCTTGTAACAAATCATCTCCGGTCTCGTGAGGCTAAGGACATCATTTTTAGATTGATTTCCACAACGCCCCGAGAGAAGACCAGCGATATCCCTGTTTTCGACAAGCACCAAAACTGGTATGCTGATTGTCTGAGACAGTCTAAAACGATCCTTTTTTGTGGGAGCATCATCAATGTCCCCGTTCAGAAGTTCTATGAGTCAATGGCCTGCGGATGCCTCGTTATGGCCCCTCTGCCCAAGGACGCAGCAATCAACGGGTTCGTGGACGGAGAAACGATGGTGGTCATTGACCACCTAAATTACCTGGACAAGCTAAGATACTATCTGAAGAACAACACTGAACGGAGAAGGATCACTCGTAATGCTGCTCGGCTTATCCAACGAAACCACACCTGTTCGGCACGGGTCGGGTTGCTTACTGAACGACTCACCCAAATTCTAGACGGGGTGCCCGCAGAGGAAACCCCGGACGAGTTGATACCATGGTAGGAGAAAATCGGAACATCGTCGATAAGATCAAGGGAGCACAGGACTTCCTGACATCGTCCCGAATATGGGATCTCTGGCGGGCACATTACCCTGAGTTCACCTATGCTGAGCACCGTGAGATCTGGGACACACTGTACCCCAAACTCAAACAGCAGCACTGCGCTGACGTGCAGTGGTTCCTCCGGTCCTTCCAACAACTAAAGGACTGGGGGATGGACCTTTCTCAGGCACGGGTCGTTGAGTTCGGCTCCTATGATGGGTGGCTGGCAGCAGAGTGTATGAGGGTCTTCCCCATTGCAGGGTGGACCGGGTACGAAATGGTCCCCTACGCCGTTCAACAGACGAGCCCAGAGGCCATCGGACGAGGGGTCCTGAACATCGCTGCGGACAAGCCTCTTTGGGAGATGTCCGATATGGGAACATTCGACATCTTCGTATCCTCCCATGCTATAGAACACATCTCCACTGAAGACTGCCTCGCTCTCCTGGACTTTGTGTGTGCCCGCAGTCAGGTGATGTTGGTGGAGATTCCAACTCTTGCGCCAGGTCAGACCTGGGACGGGGCGATCTCATCCCACATTCTGGACCTGACCCAGAGTCAGTTCGTGGGTGCCGTCCACGCTCGCTGGCTCGCCCGGACTATACCGGAGCCACTCCCGAACGTAACAGGGGATAAGGCAGCGATTCTCAAACTGATGGGGCGGGAGAAGGTTCTCCAACCGAGAGTGCTGCACCGGGACTCTGATCTGACAGCGGTATTGGGGAGCAGTCTTCTGAAAAACCCGCATCTGGATCCCATTGAGGTTTAGGATGATCAAACCTCAATGGGATCCAAACCCCTACAGTGACTGCCTCGCCCCTTCGGGAAGGATTTGGGGTGCGACATCTAAGTCACAAAGGATGAACAAATGAGGATAGATGAGGCCATTGTGCATGTCGGCGGAGGCAACCCCAAGGAGTGGGCTGTAGCTTCCGAACTACAGTTCAAAGTCCTGAGAGACCACGGACTGACACCTTCGTCTTCGGTTTTGGAGGTGGGTGCCGGATGCCTCGGCCTTGCCCGTTTGCTGGTTCCCTACCTGAATGAGGGGGGGTACACCGGAATCGAGCCGAACGAGGACGTAACGGGCGCTGTGGCCCCCCTGGACCCGGATCGGGACACCATCCTGCTGACCTGTTCCGATTTCGACTCATCAGAGGCAGAGCGGACCTTTGATATCGTGTTTGCACACTCCGTACTGACGCACATTGGGGCACCCCAGTTACCTGAGTTCCTCCACAACATCCGGCCTCATTTGCGGGAAGGTAGCCTCATCCTGGCATCCTTACGCCTTGGGGAGAAGGACACCGCTACCGATACTTGGACGTATCCCAGGGCAGTCGAGTTCAGCCTTGAAACGCTGGAAGCGACGTCTAAGCAGGAGGGCTACACCGTTGAACTGCGGAGTGCTATCCGTGACAAGTGCGAAGCAGCGCTGCCTCGGATGTTCCACGACTGGGTCCTCTTCCGTCCGGTGGCACCCGCATCGGAGTAGGAGAGCAAAGGGGGGATCCATGTCACAGCTTCTGGGTGGACTCATCGGAAACGGTTACGTGGGGGGTGCTGTCCACGCTTTCCTACGAAGCAAAGGCTATATCGTCCGGGTACACGACACCAACCCGGACAGATCTACCTACGCCATGGGGACGGTCAAAGAGTGTCCTTTGATCTTCGTCTGTGTCCCAACCCCGACTGGGGAACAAGGTCAGGATCTGAAACACGTCTACGAAGCCTTCCGCCACCTCCAGGGGACGAGCAGCATCGTGGTGCTGAAGAGCACTGTGTTGCCGGGGACGTGTTTCAAGCTGGCCTCCCAGTTTGATCTTCCGAACCTCGTGTTCAGCCCTGAGTTCCTGACCGCCCGGACTGCGGACCAGGACTTTGCGTCACCGACCAGCATAATCCTCGGCACTGAAGGCCCACAGCCGCCCACTGTGGGCCTTTTCCAGGAACTGTGGCCGGACGTACCGATCCTCCAGATGACGTGGGAGGAGGCCGAACTGGTGAAGTACGCCCGTAACACGTTCTACACTACCAAGGTGGCGTGGTGGAACGAGATGTATGCCCTGTGCCAGAAACTCGGCGTGACGTTTGACAGGGTGAAGCAGGGCGCTCTGGCGGGAGGTTGGATCAACCCTATGCACTGTGACGTGCCTGGACCGGACGGGAAGCTCGGTTTCGGGGGTGCCTGCCTACCCAAAGACTCAGAAGCCCTGGTGGAGTTCGCCTTCGCCAACGGTGTCCAACTGTCCATCCTAGAACAGGCACTGAAAAGCAACAAAAGGCACCGGCTAGGGGATATCAGTAATCCCACCCAGCAAACCTGAAGGATGATCGAACGGGTCAACCTGTGACATTGCGATGGCAGCGGCGACGCCGTTGACGTATTCCTGGAGCCACCGTAGGGCCTCCTCTATGCCTCTCATATCATTGATGTCCTGAAGGGCACGGATGGGCTGGTGCCCCCGCTGGTCAACCCACCGGAAGCGCACCTCATTGCGTCCTGTGCCCACCTTGTCCTTGTGATGCATCTTGGCCGTGACCACGGTGAAGATGACCTCGAAGTTCCAGACCCAGAAGGCCACCCACACCACCCCAGCACTTTCGGTCACATGTATGTCAACACCGGGGAAGGCTTTCTCACAGGCCGTTCGGAGGGCTGTAGGAGTGACGGGCCTGGGAGTAGGAGGGGTCTTCGCCATGCCTTACCCTACCCGACCCGGATTGCTCCGAGTCGGGTGGTCGGTCGTTACACGGCCTGGGACAGGTCCACCGTGATCTCGGTCGGGCTGACCGTGACCTTGTAGTACTTCCCGCAGGGGAAGGGGTTGGCCTTGTCGCCGCTGGAGAACAGTACACAGCCTTTTTCCGAGGAGATGTTGCACGCCTTGGCCCCGATGCCGGGATCCGTCAGGGTGACAATGACATTGCTGTCGGTCTCCACCTGGACGAACACCGGCTGGCCTGCCCGGATGCTGGTCCCGCTCATGTGGCAGAGGGCCTCGAAGATCCCCCGCCCCAGGTGCATCCGGGGTTCCTGGCGGGTCTCGGTCCGCACGGAGGCGACGTAGTCGTCTGCCTTGAGCTTGGAGGCCGCTCCGGCGATGACCACGTTCTTCGTGTACGCTGCCTGGGCGTTGGCGTGGGCAAGGGTACCGGGTGCGCTGGCGGCGCTGGTCGTGGTCAGGGAAGGGGGAGGGGCGTCCGCCATCGTCTCCATCCGTCCCTGGTCCCAGCGGGGGACAAAGATCTCGAACTCGTGGGCGTCGCAGGCATCGGTGTTCGGTCCGTACACGAACACCTCGACACCCGGCTCGGTCCGGTCCGGATACAGGCCCACCGTGAAGCGGCTGCGCTGCACCGGGGAGCAGGGACCGTTGCCGTTCCCGTACTGCGGGAGGGTGTCCCCGTAGAACAGGTCACGCAGGTAGGAACCGAGGATGGTGGTCCTGAAAGCGAAGTCCGAACGATGGACCCGCAGGACTGCGGTGACCTCACCGCTGGAGTAGCAACGACCTGCTTCCGCCCAGAGGGCAAGAAGGTCCTCCACTGCGGTCTTCCAGTCGGGGGAGTTGGCGATGGCGTCGGCGTTGCGGGTGTCTTCGATCTCGATTGCACTCATTTGGTGCCTCCTCATTTGGTTTCAATCCATGCACCCTCAGCGAGTGCAACTGCTACCTTGTCTACTCCAACGGTCCTGGAGATGATCCTTTCTTTTGGCTCCGTGTCCTCATTGCGTCCTCAAAGCGTTCACTAAATCAGGGACCAGTCAGCGATGCAGCAGGGGACCGCCCGTGTGCCAACTTCGTACTGGAGGGCATCCGGTGCCCACTCCATCGGCCCCAGGGACGTGGCCAACATTTCCTTAAGGGATCGTGCGTCCGCATAGGTCAACCCCTTGAAGGTGTCAGGCTGTACCAAGCGGGAACGAAGCTGCCCCATGTCCGAGTTATCATCCAGGATAGCGATCTTCAGCGTTTCCGGTTCCGGGTGATAGGTGCGGAGGAACCACTGGATCTCCATCCCACGCCCGGCAGTCCTGTGAAGTTCAGCATCATCTAGATGGATGACAGGAGTCCGTCCGATGATGGGTGCTGTGAGACCCTTGTCACCCAGCATATCGACCAGTTCGTTCATGTGCCACAGGTGCCTCCAGGTAGAGGAGATCACCACAGCAGCGTCCACAGGGGCCAACACTCGCTGGAGCCTGCGGCATAGGACCGGGTCGAGATGGTCCCGTCCGAGGTTCAACCGTTTCGCTTTCTTGAACCAGGAGGTGCGGTTTAACACTCCATCGATGTCCAGGAAACATAGGGTGTCGGGGTTCATCCTGTCTTCTTCACGGAGGCCCCCCAGCCGGGACGGGCCAAAACTGAGCGGATTTCCCGTTGCCTGGTCTTCGGGTGCATCCGGTGCCGGAACTGGTGCCATGCTGTTGCCGGGATACCCTGCACGTTCTCGTACACGGTTCCCATGTACTGCCAGATTTCACCACACTCGGGGTGCTCGCAGGCAATGGGATCCGCTTGGCCCAGGTTGATGTCCGCTGTCGCCAACTGGTCCCAGGCGTAGTCCCACTCGGGGGTGCCCTGATCGATGAAGTGAATGCTCATGTCGGTTCCTTCGAGACCTTCAGGAAGCTGTCAGGAACCTCGACGGGGTCAGCCGTGAATCGGATGTCTCCCTTTACGAGAGGCGTCCCCTCCTGCACCGAGCGAATCTCTTCCGGGGTGAGCTTGAACCGAGCTTCCCCCTGCCAGTCCAACTCGTAAGAACCCCATTTGTCCCCGAACTTTCGCTGCACATACCAGTTGTAGGCGGTTGCCATCGTCAACTCTCCTTATGCGTTCCTGTTATTGGATTGGTGTCCGCCTGCAGGGCGTAAAGTGCCCACTCTCCCCCAGGGGAGGTGACGTAGCCCTCACCATCACAACGGTCACAGTCAACTTCGTCCCCCTCACAGGAACATTCCCGTTCACTTTCGTTCACGGTGCCATCTCGTACAAGGTAGAAGGTGTCCTCACCGACCTTGTACTTGGATGGCCACACCGTGCGCTGGAAATGACCACTGTTGGGGGCAAAGGCATACAGGGGGGCTGACAGTCCGAAGAACTCCCGGCGGCTGTGATGATCGTCATCCCCGACGACCCATGGGATGTAGTCTGTGTCCGGATCCTCCCAGACTACGACACCGAGGTTCCCGAGAGCTTCAGGGGGTGGCTCAAAGGAATAACCCCCTCCGTCAAGGTCGTAACCGATGTTGCAGTAGCGGATTTGTTCCTCCATTACGCCCTCCTCACTTCAGCTACTCTGGACGCCCGCCAGATGATCCCTGTAACATTGCGGGATCATCTCGCCGGGTGGCGGAGTAGTCAGTGTGAACGGGGGCAAATGACCCCACTACAGGAGGGCACGATGGATAAACCGCAAGTGAATCAGATCGTGGAGAAAGCGAAGGAAGCGATGAGCGAACTGGCGGCAGCCCTTGGGATACAGATCATCTATCGGGGCGGACGGTACGGTGAGGACACGCTTACCGTGAAGTTCGAGTTCCAGGAGATGACGGCCCACGCTGATGGTGCCTCCGATGCCGTTCCCGCTGCCTTCGCCCGCACGGCTCAGATGTTGGGTGTCCCCACCGACAGTTTCGGCAAAACCTTCAAACAGGGGCAACGCACCTACACGGTGGTGGGCCTGAGCACCCGACGCCCCAAGTTCCCCGTGTCCGCCACCCGTGACGATGGCAAACAGTTCAAGTTCCCGATGCATGTGTTGAACCGGGTGGCAGTATGAAGGCCCGTGACCCCAGGCTCCCAGCGGCTGGTGTCTTCCTCACCAGGGATTTCAAGGGGGCCAACGTCCTGGTTCAGGTGCTGGAGGACCACTTCATTTATGACGGGTCGTCTTATGGCTCCCTCTCCAAGGTCGCCTCCGTCATTACAGGGAAGGCATCGATCAACGGCTACGCCTTCTTCGGGCTGACGGACACGCAACAGCGAGAACCCAAGCGGAAAACCGCAGCGGACAGGCCGGTGCTGGACTACCCCAAAGGTTTGGACTTCAACGTGAAGGACCGAGTACATCTGACAACACTATATGGCAAAGTCCACGGGATCGTCAGTTGGTACACCACGGGGCGGGGTTACAACATCCTGACGTGCAAAGGCGATCGCAACAGCGATGTCGACAACCTCGAACTGGTCAAGGGTGATCGTTCCGAGCACGAGATCCTGGAGAACATCACCGAGTGCTACGATGGCCTGTCCGGGGAACGCCTCACCTGTGATGGTGAAGCGTCCGCTGCTCACATACGCACCCAAAAGTGCAGCCTCAACCGGATGCTGATCTACCTGTTTGGAGAACTCGGGCGGAAGGTCACCGAAGACGAGGCATACGAGTGGGCATCGGTCCACTCCAAGGTGAACGCAGCGGTAGACGCAGCGATGGACGCACCCCGGTGATGAAAACCGTCTCCCTGAACTTCAACGTGCCTGAGGGCATCGAGACCACGTCCGAGAACCTCGCTGCGATGAGGCAGCTTCTCCTTTCCGCTTTGGCGGAAACCCGTGACAATCAGGTGGAGGATTTCCCACAGCTTCGGAAACAACACCCGGAGTTGATAGACGCCCTCCTGACGGAGTGTTGACGTGAGGGCCGTTTTCATCTCCTTCGAGACTCCCGGTGACGTGGACATCCTCCCGGACGACCCAGCCAAGATGAAACAGCTTCTCCTGGAGGGCCTCATCGACTACAACGTTGGGGTGGCTTTGACTCAGGATGAGCTGCGGTGTGTAAACCTTTTGCTGACGGAGAATTAACATGGGTATGTCTACAGACGGCCACATCTGTTTCGGGATATTGTTCCCCGAGGACCATCCCTTCCCCTGGGAAAATGACGAGGAAGAGGAGTGGTGGGAGGAGCACGGTCCGGGCGGGCCTCTGCCCGTGGAGTTCGTTAACGTGTGCAGTGCTGAGTACCCCCACTACGTCATTGCCGTTCCTTCCACACCTTCCACAAGTCTGATTGCGAACCGGGGATACCCCCAGGCATTCGACCCCTCAGCCTTGACGGTGACCCAGGAAGAAACCGAGGTGCTCATCCGTTTTTGCCAGGACCATTGCCTCAGCGAGATGGACCTGGTGTTTGACAAGCCGGTCGACCTGACCCCGAAATGGTATCTCGGCAGCTACTTGGGCTGATCGATGCTTCCTTGGATCCAAACGGGGTAGTCCAAAGTGGACAGCCCGGTATTTCAAACTCCAGGAACAGATCGAAACGTTGGAGTGGGAAGTCCTCCACAAAGAAAAGGAGCCGTCATGTTCGCAATCCTGATCAAAGGCAAATGGTGGAAGGTGCCCCCACGGGAGGGACACGCCACGCCCGTCACGCTGATGGATGTTCCCTGGTCAATCTCCCTGGCGCACGGTGCCGACATCATCTATGACATGGATACGGGGACGTGCCTCAAAGGATGGCCCCACCCCGACCTCGGGTGCATCCCCGTCATGCAGGGCTTCACACCGGAGACAGGTCCTCGTTAGCCCACCCGAGTCTCTTCTCGTTAGGCTGGCTATAAGGCCACCTCATTGTAGAAATGGAGGTGGCCTTATGAGCCTACGCAAAGAGATCCTGAAACTCGCCAAAGCGAACCCCGATGGCATCCGTGCCCATCTCGTTCCTATCCTGAAGGAAGCCGTCGCAGACAAGATCTGGAAGATGATCGGGGATCTGAAGAAGACCCCTGACGGTTCCATGACCCTGCGGGTTGGGATGCGAAGCGGCGGGAACGCCTCCACGCTCTGGCGCAAATTCCAGATGGCCAACCAGCAGCGCAAGCTCCAGGTGACCTTCGATGACACGGCACTGATCCTGACGCTCAACAGCGGCAGGGGTCCGGCACCGACGATGGATGAAGAGCCTCAGTTCTAGGCACTGTCCTCTTCGTCGTCGTTGTCCGTCTCCGTTTCCCACAGATTTCCCACAGGGAAGCTGAAAGTATCATGGTCATAGTCCGAGCACATGGCGAGGCGCATCAGGCAGTGGACGTGAACCTCGCCATCCTCGAAGGTGATGTGATCGACCTCGGGACGGTAAACCGCTCCCTTCCTGAATTCCCGGTCGTTGTCCCACCGTGCCCAGAAACGCTTTTCGGCCAGGACCTGAAGCGATGCCGATGCCTCCAGCATCGCTTCGACCTGGGCCTTCGTGTACCCGCTCACGGGGTGCTCCCGTCGAGCACGTCGGGGTGCTTCTTGGCAAGCTCCTGAAGCTGTTTGCGTTCGGCCTTCTCCCGTTCCTTCCGGCGACGTTCCTCCGCCGCTTCCAGTTCCTTTTTGCGACGCTCCTCGGCCTCCTTCTGCCGCCGAGCCATGTCCACCAAGACTTCCATCTGGTCCTGCCAGAGGTAGGACAGGGGGAACTCGAAGGTGTGGTTGTCGTAACCGCAGCAGCCACACCCGCAAGCCCTGGCCTCGCAGTAAATGAAGACCGTGTCCGCATAGAAGTTGATGTTGTTGATGGAGGGAGTATGGAGGAACTCTCTCCCTTCGTAGTCCTCCTCATCCTTCGCCGCATCATCCTCATCCCATTCGAGGCAGCGGAACCTGGGGTCGGCGTGATACCGATCCCAGAAATAGTCCTGGGCCAGTTTGTTGAGCTTGTCCTGCCCTTCGACCATTGCCCGGATCTGTTCCTCGGTGTACTCAGCGTTCATGATGCCACCGCCTTTAGGTTCCCCAGGGGATCCCCGTTGTCAACACACCATCTACTCTGTCCGGCCCAGCGATGATCCACCAATCGATCATCGCTGACTTTGGGAGAGACGGTGAAAGGACAATACGGAGTAGAAGGAACGTGATTAGCGGCGGCTGGTAGGTCTATTTGCCGGGTGGTGTCTCGCCCGTGAGTAAGAAGTAGATCAGCGCCGCCAGTATCGTAAGCACTGCCGTGCCACCCCCCCCGATCAAACCATAACGCATGGCCGTCTTCTTCAGGGTACCCGTTGCTTCCTTCAGAGTCGCAATGTCGGTCACTGCTGTGTCCGTCTTGATGCGAAGGTCCAACAGACCGATGTCCTCGATCCGTTGGTTAAATGAGGTCTCGGCCTTCTGGTATGCATCGGTGACGGCCTTCTGGACGGCACCAGGGATGTCGTCCACGGTCTTCTGTAGTCTCGTGACCTTATCGCAGAGAGACTTGTAGTCTCGGCTGGTGGTCCTGTCAGTCTCTATCTTCTCAACCGACTCCTTCAGGTGTTCTAGAGCTTGGGTCACTTGTCCTTGCCATTTCCAGAAGGTACGATCCGCATCAATGGGGGGTGTGCCAGTCATCATCTACTCCACGGGTATTAGCTTGAGTTTGACGCAGTCAACAGCGACAGAAGCAGAAGCAGCGCAACGACCAGATCGGTGTAGGAGACAGAACCGTGGCTCTTTGGAACCCTTTTCCTCCTCTCGTAGCACAAAGTTTTGCTCGGGGGGTGCGAGAAGAACCCAACCAGAACAAGGGCCATCCTCAGGTTTACAGAGCACCTCGTGGGGAGTGTTGGCACGGACAATGAGGCTGTCCCCAGGTCGGGACAACACAGTGGTCCCCTCCTCGGTTTTACAGATGAATTTCCCACCCCTCAGAAGTCCAATGGTTTCGATTACGTCCTTGTGTACGTGCTTGGGGAAGGTGGTAGGCTCTACCCCCTTGTAGTCCCACAACAGAAGCATGACGTGTCCGTTGCAGAAAGCCGCTGAGATAGTCATCCCATGGAGGTTGAAGGACAATTCGTCCTCGGGCAACGCCGTATCCAATGCATCGGATAGCGTTCGCAACTCCTGGAACAGCACCTCTCGTTCTAACTCGGCCATGCCACACCCCAGTGCCTCCAGCAGTCTAAGCGTCGAGCGGCGTTTGAACCTCTACTGGAGGGGCACTATTGAAGGGAAAACGGGGCCGGGTGTCCTTTTGGGATCATCTCCTCCGACCCCAGAGTAGTAGAGGTGAGGGGCAAATGACCCTGAAGGAGAACGAGATGAAAACCAACGCCAACAGCAAACTGCTCGCCGTCATGCTCGAAAAGGCTCACGCTGGTTTCACCGGATTGCAGATCACAAAAAAGGGAACGGTCCGGGGCGGTCTCGTGTACGGAGATGAAAGGGTTTGGGTTACACTCATTACGGGGTTCCACTATGATCGCCTCGTGCAGCGCAGTCTGAATGTCCTCCCGGACGTGTGGGCCACGGACATGATCACCAAGGCCGCAGCCGAGGGCCACACAATCACGGTAGCGGACGTTGAGCAGGCACGGGGCGAGTTGATTGCCTCCTTCGAGAGGAGCCTCGCCGGGAACAACACCTCGGACAGCACCGCAACCAACAGTCACGTATTCGAACCGCTGGTGGTTGACGGGGAGACCGTCCGGGGGAGCAAGGTCTATCATTGCGTAAAGGGAACACGGGACAGGAATGGAGCCTACCGGATGTGCCACTGCCGGAACTGTACGGGAGAACCCCGTGCCGCCTTGCCGGGAACCATTTATCTCCACGCTCTCAAGACACATTCCAAGGTGCTGGAACCTGCCCCAAATGGTCCAATCCCGGAGCCCAACAGCAAACCCAAAACCATCGCCAAGAACACCCTGCGGTCAATGCTCCCGGTCAGCCGCTACGTCAGCTATGTCCTGGAGCCGGGTACAGGCTTCATTCTCGCTGCAGGCGGGGTGGCGAAAATCATGGCAGCGGAAAATGGCTTCATTGCAACCGACGAGGTTGTCCAGATCGTACAGCAGGTGATCTGATGAAGGGCACTGACAAACACCAGTGTAAATGGTGCAAGCAAAGGAAAGCGGTCTCCTCTGTCCGAGGGCGAAACTTCCGGTGGCGGCAGGATCACCCTCTCTGTTTCCAGTGTTACCGTTCACTACAAGAACGTCTGAAGCAACAATTGATCGTAGCCCAAACCCAGGAACAGGTGGCTGTCTGATGGTTACATTCATCCAGATCGTCCTGAGCTGGTTTGTGGTCGGGGGGTTTGTCCAGATGCTGTTGTTCCTCGCAGGACTGGCTGGGAGTTACACCCGAGGACCCGAGTACGCCACCTGGGTGAACGAGCACCCCCACAGGCCCAAGGACAGACCGATGACCCCGAAGACCCTCTTCCTTCTCCTGGGGATGTGGCCGGTCTTCCTGTTCATCTTCCTCAGGGCATGTCAGGCACACCAGACCCCTGACGAGTGGGTGCTGCGGACAGCAGAGCGACAGGACCAACGACAACGAGACCAGATCGAAGCTGCTGTGGTCCGTATCCATTGGTGGAGTAATTTCACTACCAGGATAGCCACCGAGGGCAACCCCTTGATCTACGTTCGGACGGTGTTTTACAAAGACGGTTCCGGGGCCACCACCCACATGGTTCTCGGAGGCCCTGACAGCGTGTACCTGCCCGTGAGGCTGTCAGACCAGGACCGACCGCTAGTTGCACCAATGAAACCTGTGCGGACGTTAGACGCAGCCAAGCGGCTGTGTGACGAGGACATCAAATGGTTGACAGCATGCCTTCCTGGGAACGAGGTTTCGAGGAGTGTCCTGTCCCGTCAAAGCAAGGAGATCCCCATATGACCGCTTCCAACAGATGCCCCCTGTGTGGCAACCCTCAGATCGGCTGTAACCTGGACTGTTCCCACTGTCGTGTGGTGGCCCGGAAGAACTACCGGGGCCGTCCAACGAAGATCAACCTCTACCTGGATGACGTCCGGGGTTGTCCCTTTCCCGGCGACACGGAAGGTCCCTGGTACGAATCAAGACACATGAAGATCATCCCAGACGAACCAGGTGAGGGTATCGATTGGTTCGTCGTCCGCACCTACGCACGGTGCATCGAGATGCTCCAGCAGGAGGCCATCGGGACCCTGTCCCTGGACCACGACATCGCTGACTACAGTCCCGAGAAGGGGCGTGAGGTGACGGGATATGATGTCCTGTGCTGGCTGGAAGAGCAACTCGATCGAGACATCAATTTCCCGATCCCGAACGATATCAGGGTCCACTCCGCCAACCCGGTAGGACGGAAGCGCATGGCCTCTGTGATCGAGCGGCTGGCCCGGAAACGGGATCTGCTGGCACGGATGAACAGACGACAGGAAGACACCCCCTCACCAAGTCGGTGGGGAAATGGGCTGAACAAGTGAGCAAACGATAGGTACCGGGATCATCTGACCGACCTACAGAGTAGTCTAGGTGAGGGCAAAGGACCCCCGCAAGGAGACACGCAAAATGAGGCTGCATTACTACCGGGGGAACATCGTCCACGCACAGGTGGACGCCATCGTGAACGCTGCCAACCCCAGGATGCTTGGCGGTGGGGGGGTCGACGGGGCCATTCACCGAGCGGCGGGTCCGGGGCTGAGGGCTGCGTGCAGGGAGTTCCCCGAGTTGGAACAGGGTGTCCGCATTCGGGTCGGACAGGTTCGGACGACCGAGGGCTTCGACCTGGACGCCGATTTCGTCATCCACACGGCGGGGCCGATCTTCGCTGGGTACGGCATACGAAGCCTCCGACCGGGCGAGCGGGTCGAACCCCGGCCCCTCAATGAACTCATGCACTGCATCGTCAACTGCCTGAAGGAAGCGGCCCGGATCGGAGCCAACAG